CTGTCCACAATGTTATTCCAGCCCGGTGGCAGATGACATCTGAGATAACAATTGAATCTCTGGACCTAGTCAAGTAGTCGGGCTGATTGCCGACACATTCAATACCAGCATTGCTATCTTCAATCAGGCAGTTATTTATGAGCAACCCACACACAGTGTCAGTCATAATTGCCGATTTGTAGCAATTCGTGGCCCGGATATCGCTGAATACGAGACCGTTAACCGGACCACTGCCGTTGTTTCCACAGTAGATGCCGTAACCAAACGAATCCTTGAGCCAAAGACGCTGGAATCGGAAGTTGCTGGCTATGCTACCTGTTAATATCAATCCAGGGCCATCATAATACCATTCTGCCTGGTTGGCTCTATTACCATCTAATGTCATATCGGAAACAACAAACATTGTTGCTCCGTAATCCCACCAATGGGCACGGTTGAGAATCAGCACGGCGTGATGATCTTCGTAATGTTGACCGGCGTCCATTTTAAGAATGGTTGAACCTATACCAGATCCTTGAATTGCCATATTTTTTCCATCTAATACCCCAATCGCATAATAGAATGGATTTGAAGCGCTGCCCTCATCTCCACCGTTTAAATAAAATAACTTGTTTGCTTTAAGAGTGAATGTCCCTGGGCCAATGTACAGCATTCCATTATGAGGGCAAGCTGCGACTGCGGTATCGAAACAATCCGTGTCATCAGTTCCAAGTACACCAGTATCAAGTGTGGTACCTTCATTATTGATTACTTTTATTGTAGTTCCTTCCAGAACTACGGCGACATCAAAATCTGGTATTCCCCGCTCAATCATCACCTCTTCTCCACCGCCCCCTCCAGCATGCAGCAGGGCGTCATCTACATACTTTTTATGAGCTGCGTCGTACGGTTCTATGGGGTCACCAAGATCCATCAGACGATTGAAATAGACAGATTGATCTCCGTCCAGCGTTTTCCTATCGGCAATGCCTATTCTTTCTTGCCATTGCCAGGCAGATTGTCTAGCGGTTGGTCTTTCCATACATATCACCTATATCACATTATTTAAGTATGTATCCAATATCCATTTTATCAATGTTATTCCAAGTCCGCCTGATACAAATGCAATTATTGCTGTCCATGCGGCTTTTTTACCTTGATCGGCGGCGTCGCATACCTTTATGGTTGTTGCTATTTCATGTAATTCAGTCTGCACATTTGACATACCATCCTTTAGATATTTGACATCTTCCTTTACGTCATCATAGCTTACCGTAAGAGATGCAAGAGCCGTGAAGATTATGGTCAGATCGCAGGGTACCGTTCCGGTAGCATGTGATTGAGTGGCATCTAAGTAAATCCCATCCAGCATCTCTCGCAGTGCCTTCAATTGACGTTCTTTGTCAGGGGCATCTAGATCACCGGGTTGAACCCTGCGTTGAATTTTGTTCTACTGATTATGCCACGGATGTTATATGATTTGACCAGCATTTTGGTAGCAGTGGTTGGAACCCCGAACACACAGTTTTTGGTACTATAAACCATGATATCGGTTTTTTCCGGTGTTTCGGGTCTATATTTGGATATCATCATGACCATTCCTTGTAATGGGACGGTCGGATTGACGCTGTGGATATTAGGTGACGTACTCCAGGGCGTGCTAAAAAAGAACAGTTCGAAACCATCTCCTGGTTCGTAAATGATTTGCTTGGTTCCTACTTCAGTTAACATTCGGTTAAAAGTTCGTAAACAATAAGCGTCATTCTCTACCGTATTGCTCTGATAGATCACACCAACAAAGTCATTCTTGTCAAACTGAATATTGGGGTATGTTCCGCCTGGGCCGGGGTTGCCTGCTTCTACGGTTACTCTTGGCCCAACCACCCCATTCTTTATTTGTTTAATATATAATGGCCGCCTGCTGACGGCATCAAATGGCCCGATACTGTATGCGCAATAGACTTCATTCTGTTTACTGATTAAAATATTCGACATATAATGCAAAGCATTTACGTCCCCCGCATCAGTATTTAATGCTACTTTGGGTTGCCATCCATCCGAGGTCTGCCGTATATACCAAAGATTACCAAGATCCGGGTTGACAGTATCACATTTGGCTGTAGCCATTATGTGACGATATCCAAGACTATCATAATCAAATGATATGTATGTATATCGATGGGTTGCAGAGCCATCCGTGGTTAATTGCTGCAATGTTCCCATCGATCCGTCCGCGTTTACCTCCCGAAGAAGAATTTGTGGATAATTGGTAATTGGGGCATATCCGTTGCTTAGCCACATTATTTCCACCGAAGTATCATCGGGGGTAAGTTGGATAACAGGACATGCAGTTGGGACCCCAGTTATATTACTTATTTCCAAAACTATCAACGAAGTTTTCGTGGTAGGATTATATTTATTGTACATTATTCTAATATCATTTACACCAACGGCTTCTCTCCATACGAAATGAAGATTTCCATATGCGTCTGCACAAAATGAACACTGTGTCTGTGGATTATCAGTCGCATGAATGAACACATGTGTCGTCGTTTTGCCGCCGTCATCTGTATGCGTATATATTGCCGTTGGGTTTGTCATAGGTATATGCATGTTAACTAGCGCGGAGATGAACATATCGATTCTGCCTTCCGGTGATAGATGTATATGTTTTCCAACTGTCGGATTTAAGGCACATCTACTATCTGCCCCGGTAAATTCAATATTGGTTTTCACCGTTATTTGTTGTACTCCTAGCCCGGTTAGTGCAATTTGGGTATTCTCATCCATTATTTTGCCAGGCGTTTTAAAAACCCCGACATCGCGTACTTTTCGAAAGTCGTTTGAACTTTCAAGAAGCATTAGGTCACGGCTACTCACTGAAGAGGTGATGCCTTCAAGCTTTGCCCAGGTCTGGACACCGCTTATACCCGATTTCTTTTCGACCCATTTACCAACCATCTGCCCTGTCTGATCAGCTATTATCGTCGACATGATCTGAGCAGGATTCTTTTCCATGAGTGTTACCGGATGGATGTTAATGATCTGGTTTCTGGCCAGACCACTAATGTTACCGATGTATTGAATTTCATCTATTCTGCGGGTAGATAACTTGTCCGCTTTTGTGGTGCTACGGGCGACAACTATTCCCATTTTTTATAACCTCCTGGTGAATACATAATATGGGATAACAACCGGTTTCGTGGGGGTTTCAGAGAGTTGGAACGTTATCTTCGCGTCCCCATCACATCTCCAGCCATTGATTTCAACATTGCGTTCTCCCACACACTGCCGGTATGACATTGCGTCCATATAAGACCGGGTATATCCAATACCAGTAAAGCCTTTGAACATCTTTACTTCAAGCGTACTCAGGAATGCGGCTGCATGGTCGAATCCACTGTGGCTGACTAAACCCAACTGAATATGCGTGGCTACGGGAACACTCGAACCGGCTGTTACAACATGAATACTTATGTAGTAGCAGCTAACGCCATTTACGGAAATTGCTGTCCAATTAGCAGGTGGCGCAAATGTGATCCGCCCATTCTCGTAGAAGGTCCTCCCGGCAACTCCTCCATTCGTGCCATCGGTGACAGCTAGAGCTGCCCAGGAAGCGCCGTTCCAATATAATACATTGAATTCATTGTCTATGTTGGAAACTCCGCCGTCCATATATACGTCCACATGATCAAATTTTTCAGATGCGCCTAAGATCACCGCATCATCAGCAGCAGGAACAGCTGGTAGTAAAACGGCCATACCAGTCGTCAAATCATTGCATTCTGATGTTATGTCATCATAGGTTGCGGGTGAGTCAAGCACCCATGCCTGGTTTATGTAGGCCTCGTCAAGATCTGCTCTCAATACCAGCTCGAAGAGATTTCCTGATATTTCATCCGTGAAGATCAGTTCAGATGGGGTTGTATCGCTCAGGGTTATTGACCCGCCTGTTTTAGCCGGGTAAACTTCCGGGGTCGTTATGTGGTTTCTATATACAACATCCCGGAAATGCGCCTGAAAAGCCTTGGTATCGTCGGTTGTTCCAGCTATCAGTTCGAAGTAATAATTCAGCATTGGAACCGCGTTTGCCTTTAGATCAAATCGTTTGACACTGTTGACGTATATCACTAGGTGATCATTCAGTACATCAATCCTGAAATGTCTACGATACGCATCAAGGTTGCTGCGTGTTGCATCTGCCCCATTCACGGGAAAATGAACAACACTTTCGGCTCCTGCAATTTTGTACCTAAGCATTGCTGCGGATTGGTTTCCAGCGTTGATTTCTGCACCGAGAACAAACCAATTATCGTCGTCTACCCACAATCTGATACCCGAAATTTGGTTATTGCTGGCAGGATCAAATGCATATAGACTCATGATAACTTCAAACGACATCTGAGTTCCGAATCTCTGATTGGCCTGAAGATAAGATATGCCAGTGCCGCCGCCTACGCCATGCGCAGCAACCATCCAGCCAGCTGATCGGGTAAACGTCGTTCCATTGATAACAGGATCTTTCCAAAGATCAGAATCGCTATAAAAGCTATCATTGGCCACTATCGAGCTGGGCAGGGCATTGAAAGGTTCAATTCCTGTTATCATCTTCGATCTCCTCCTCTATTTTGATAGGAACTGGAACAGCATCTAAAATTCCCAGCAACTCACCGGGTTTGCCTTTTTCGGTGTTTCTAAATTTTTTCATGTTAAGCCTCCGAACCTCGGCAAGCTGCCAACAACTCCGCGCCATATATGTGGCCCGGCCAATGGGTGTCTATCGCGATTTGTTCCGCAGAATATTATGGAATCGGCAACATTGTCTCCGTTGCTGTCTGCATGCCAGACGACACCTCCTGTAGAATATCCAAAGAAATTACTGTCGATGTTAATTGCAGACTCGGGATAATCGTGAGTGTCGTAAATATCATACGAGGTATTCTCTGCGAAGTTGTTGTGGATTATAGAATCTCCTTCGATATCGGTTGGACCTCCGGGCGGATAATAGTAGATTCCAACGTAATTATCAAGGATATCATTTTCAGTGATTAGCGATCTCTGTGCATTTATGTGCCGACCAATGCCATATCCATTGTTGGCTCCGCCATCTCCAAATCCGCTACCCCATTTAGTAATGTAATTGTTATGGATCTTGCTGGATATTGTGTCATTGCCGATAAAAACACCTATTCCATCTACCTTATATCCGCCATCAATGTAGCAGTCATGCACATCAGCGTAATCAGCATCATCGAGCCATATTCCCCAACAACCGTCGCTATTTCCGAGGATGGATAGATCATGGATTTTATGATTTAATCCCTTGAGATATAGCGCGGTGTTATGGGTATCTCCTGGTGCGACTGTCCCAGCAATTATTTCCATATTAAAGATCTCGACGTTGTTTGAATTGATCTCGATTGGAATACCCGATGCTGGGGAAATAGTTGTTCTGTTTGCACCAAGACGATCTCGGCCTTCAATTATCAACCCTTCGTATCCAGCCGGAATCACGATGTTTTCGGTGTAGTTTCCCGGAGCGACCTGTATTTTCCAGCCGGAGCTACCAGAACCAATTGCCCCCGTTATGGTCTTTTTTGGAGATGTTGCTGATAAACCATCGTTATCATCAGAAGCTCCGGGAAACGCTTGATCTACAAACAAGGTTCCGCCAGAATCTCTGCTTAAGTAGAGACTGTCAATATCAGCTCGTATTGTGGTTATAAATAACGATGGCATTTTAAGCCTCCATCAATTCTATCAGTTCTTCTTCGGTCCATACACCAGGAGAGGCATTTATTGAGAACGTGGTGGCTGCATTATCGGAGTACAGACTGATAACTCCGACGTAAACAGCTTCTTCGGCGGGATATCCTTTACCTTGGCCAGAATCAATTCCATCTACAACCGACACGTCACGGCCATTCGAAGAGATCTGATAATACAAGATCCCAGGGCCATGGTTCATGATGGTGATGGCTTTTGCAGGTACTCCCAGGCCGGCCAGACCATCTTCTCCATTCATTATATCGTACCTTTTGAGGCCCGCTTCGCCAACCCCGCCGCATTGTTGACGAAAAACGGCAAAAGGAACATGCCTGTACTTAAGCATGATTCCCTCCTTACATCTCGCCTATATAAATCAGGTCATTAAGCTGATGCTTCTCGATCAGTGCGTTGGCCGCAGCCTGTTCAACATCCGTTGCGTAGGCGATGCCCCATTTTTGATGATCAATGATCGTCATCTTTCGGAGACCGTATCGAACCCTTAGCCGGAGGTTGGCTGCCACCGCATTAACGGCATGGTTGTTGATAATCTCAACTTGGAACTTTTGGCAAGCCGGGATATACATCCTCATATCAACATCAGGTAATCCCAGACCACCTGAAGGCATGCAGGCAGCATCCATTCTGACATAATTTGTCAAATCGTCCCGGCTGATGAAAATATGGCAGGCATCGTATGGATCTAAGGCTCCTGCGCTCAGGTTGTTTCTGACTTGAGTTGCATCTACCCCGACGCCGAGGATCACGGCTACATATCCTGGGGGAACTCTGATCCAGGCTCCAGATAAAACATGAGATCCGCCATTTGCGGGTAGACCGGGGATCTGTCTGGATATCTCTTTAACTTCCTCAAACTGTTCCTCAACCGAGGGGTTCAGAAGGTCCTGGTGAACAGGAAGAGATCCTATCAAGGCTCGTTCGATCAGGTTCGCAGTATCATAGATTCGGGTTTTGGCGGCATCGTCAAGCCTGCTCTCGATCATGTTCAGAGCTACCTCGGGGTCCTTTACGCCCCACCTGTAGAGGTCCAGCATGTTGTAATTCCGGACCACTACGTGATATCTGGTAGTGATGTCTGCCTCAGCCCCACCTATACTTCTCTGCCTGATATATGCATAGGAGCTGGCCCTGGTCTTATTGTAGATTGCAGGAGAGTCCTCGTTCCAGACACCGGCCTGCGCTGCTGAATATAACCTTAGAGCTTCGTCTGATTTGTCGGTGGCGATGAGAGTTTCAATTGGATTGGCAGCGGGTCTCGTGGAGACTACATTTCGAATCTCAATCAATCTTTTGCCAAAGTTCTCGTATCGAGCGACTTCTATGCTGTTGACAGGTACATTGACCCGGAATACTTCCGGGAGTACTTCGGTTGGATACCTGGCGTATGCCAGGTTCAAGAATGCTGTCATAATAATCATTTATGGGAGATTAATATAAAAACAAATGCGGAACAAAGTAGTACAATGTTCAATCAGATTATTTTTATTTAATAGCCTTGTTCAACACTGTTATATAATAGGAATATAGTGGTATTATCATGCCAATGTTCAGAACAGTCAAGGCGATCCCAAGTGGCGGATCGAAGAGGATAACCTTGCCAGCCGCATGGACCAAGCAGCATAACGTAAGAGCTGGCGATGATCTGCAACTTCTAGATCATGGGGTACTGATCGTGTTTCCACCAAAGATAAACGGCAATCTGGATGTAGATGGTCTTACAAGAGATATTAGAGCAACATTATTTAATTTTATAAAAAAGTAAAGAGGGAATACATTCCCTCTAATTGCTACAGGTTGGATCTTCATCGGGAGCGGTGTAATAGACCGCAAGAACCGCATTCTGATTATATGCTGAGTCTATTCCTTCCGACAAAGCGAGGTACACGTCGTCCTGGACGAACTGAGAGACCTGGAGTGGAGTGGCAACTGTGGCTAGTCTGACGGCTCTGAAGTCGTCCAGATGGATCGTACAGGCACCAATGTCTACGGTGTACTTCAGGCCGAGGCTTATGATAGCGTTATCAAGCTGTGGCGTCAGAAGTGCAACGCGGACATGAGTCCATTTGTCTGCGACCAGGGCAGGCACGTTGAGAGTTTCCAGAGGGCTGACGCACTTTGCGGTATCGTCCAGCAGGATCTGAAGATCTCCGGCGGCGGTGGCGACGCTACTCTTGATCCAGAACTCCAAATGGGTGAATTTGGGCAAGGCCGGGCCGGGTGCAACAACTTCGCACAATATTGTACCAGCGGCAGCATCAGCCGCAATATCTACCTTTACAGACGAAGTTCCGACAACTTTATCGGTTGTGTCTAGCGAAACCGTGAAGTTTGCTGGAGCATCTTCGTTCCATGCATCTTCGCAATCATCGATTACGAGAGAATCCAGTACTCCCAGTGCCATCATTACCACGCCCTTGCCGTCAGTGACGGCAGGAATTCCAGCAGTGTAGATGTCACGAATGGGCTTTGAGCCGATGGGAAGTCTAACCCAATATGCAGAAACACCCTGCACCGTGGTCAGACCAACCGCACCGATAGGGAAGAAAGCAAATGCCATTTTTTATCACCTACTGTAATGTGTACTCATATCCCCAGAGGGCTATTTCGAATCCTCTAACACCAGCTGCCCAAGCGGGAATTGATACACCGTTATCGGTTACCTTCACAGATCCAATTCCCTTCATGAGGGTATATGCGCGAGGCAACTCAGTTGGTCCTCCACGTCTGATATCTGCAACCAGAGATTGCTGTGGCATTACAAACGGGTTGTCGTTTGGTTCACAGTTAAAGATCATCGGGTAGCGGCTGTTGCCGTTATCAAACTTCACCTGGAACATATTTCTATGGGGAATTACGCCAACATGAGTAAACCTGTAAAACTTCTTTTCAGTTGCCGTCCACCTGAAATTCTGGAATGGCACCTGGACATACTGACCATCACGCACCATCTCCATTTCCTGATTCGGAGTGGTGGGCTGGTTGTTCTTGGTATAGGTGATGATTCTCTTGATCTGGGGATCATCGGCATTCAGACCCATATTCAGGCTGGACCACCAATCCATTGTTGCTGGGACCGATCTATCAATTACCTGCGGAGCAATGACATCAGAAATCTCAAGATCTCCCAAGACCTCATACTGCCTGATCTGGTTATTGGCAGCAGCAGTGGCCACCTCAGCAACTGGGGATGATCTCAGCGCATTCAGCATCTGATCTGCACCCTTCGCGAAGGCGATGTGAGCTTTGATCTCAAGATCAGAATTTATGACTGCATCGCCACCGTGGGCAACCGTGGGAAACTCGATCTTGAAGTTCAGGGTGTCACTTGGTCCCATCTTTATAGATGTGGTATTTGCACCGCCACCCATCAGAAGAGCCTTGCCGAAGTTGATGCAGGCCAGACGATCCCTGAACGGGTAACTCGGGTCATTGGGTCCATCGCGAAGAGCTGGAGCCATATGCTCATTGATAGAAATATTCTCGCCGATATCATTACCACTGATAACCGGAACAATCCTCTTGATAGGAACACGCCGCCCGAAGGCATCTACCCCGCCAATCACTTCTATGCCCTCCAGCTCGGCGACCATGTCAGGGGCCAGTTCCCAGGGCTTGCTATATCTTTCCAGGCCGTGCTCCCATACATATACAGGGTCATCCCCACACTGAATGGAAGCTCCAGCTGTAGTACCCACTACGGAAAATGGATACTTAAAATTCAAAGTCATTCTTCCGAAACCTTTTACCATGTGTTTCATCCTGGTCAATCAATTGACCGATAAATAAAACAAGTTTTTTATATATAAGTGTTTTTTGTCATTTTACGAAAGGTATATATTCTAAAAGCCCAATTGCATAATATGAGAATAACCTTTGAAATACCAGATGACATGGGGCTTGAATTCCATCAACGCTGTATTACCAGAAAAAAGAAAATGAGCGTGGAGTTAAGGGCCATGGTGGATTCCTGGCTCAGGGCCAACCCGGAAATGCCCAAACAAAAAATGAAACTGGCCCTAGAGTAGTCGCTGAATAGCAGTAGCAGCTCGTCCGGCCATAACCTTGGCTTGCTGCAAGTCTCCATTATTGGCGAAATACAACGCGGTCTGTAGCTCACTAATACGGAGCCCATTTGCAGCAACTGTTTCATTTGCTCTTTTTATATCTGAAGCGGATATATTTTTACTCCGCAGCAATGCCGTTATTTGATTTATAGCAGTTTTATCCATGGTAATCAGTCGATTGCTCGACCTCCTCCCCGTTGCAAAGGAGCTATTGATGCTCTCCCTGCAAATTTGGCATTTGCCACTGCTGACCCACTAACTTCGAACCCATGCTCCTTCGCGAGCTGACCAAAATTCTTGACCGTGCCGGATGCGAGAGCACCGAGGATATTTTTCTTATCCTTGTCAAGAGCCTCCTTAATGGCCAGCACATTTTGCTGGAAGGCTGGAATATCTGTTGGGCAGACCTTATATTCGCTGACAATGTCTTCAGATATCTTTCTCCAAGCATCCTGTGTGCCACCCTCCGATGCCCATCCAGCAGCGATCGAAGATAAACCGGACACTCCGATTTTCAGTAGTGCTTCTCCCAGCGGTTGGCAAAAAATCTTCGAAAACACGTCAACAGCAGTTGGTATTACACTCGGGGTGATGACATCGCCAAGGTCAAGCTTTTTCGGAGAACCCACCGGCCTCTGATACTCCCGGATAACCGGAAGTTTGCTAACAAGTTCTTCGCCAGCGTTCCGGGCCTGGCAATAAGAACACGTTTGACCAATGTTTCCTAGTGTTGGTATTGCTAGGATGTCATCATCAGTATATGCATTGGCATCATAAAGAACCTCAAACGGAACGAATTTTCGGGTTGCCGGGTTCTTAGCCAATTGCAGATATGTAAGAGGTCTCTTGTTTGCATCAAAAGACAACGGTTGTCGATAATCCTCCAACGCATATTCATCAAGCCCCACTCCTTCCGGAACCTCGTAAACCCGGAAAGGTTGGTCAACCAGACCGTATTTGTCGTCTGTTATATTCCTGATCTCAAGTGCCATTTCTAATCTCCTTAATTAGCTTCGATATTATATCACCCGCATGCGTCACCTTTTTAGGAGACGACGCCACGGCAATTATGAACTTGGGATATAGTGTTTCCATCACATTAAATATCCTTCCGGCTATTTCAGGATTTTCTTCTAGTGGTATATCCTGAATGGCATCTTGGAGAATAGGCCTCGCAACTTCCCATATATTCATAGACTTTATATATTTCACAGTGTGGTCTGCACCCATTACCATTGATTGTTGAAAAGCTGCTTTGATGGTCATTTCGTCTGGAAAATCATCAGCCGTGCTAAGGTGTACTGCAATGATTTGATCTAATTGTTCCAAACTCATTGCACAGCACCTGCCAACTTTTTCACCGACTCGCTGGAATCTTTCACATCTTTTGATCCGTTCTTGGAAAGCAACTGTTGACCAACTGCCACGGCTATTGTTTTAATCAACTCTTGCTGAGATTGTGCCTGGGCCTGTTTTGCTCTGGCGGCTTCTATCTGGGCCTCGGCAATCTTGTCTTCCCGTTCTTTTGCCAATTTTAGCTGTTCCATCCTATATTCATGATCGTTGGCCAGTTGAAGATCTGTGGAATCCCCCACCCGGAGATCAGCCCCAGCCTCTTTAGCCTGTTTTATAATATCGTTAATATTCATTTGGAAGCGACTGCTTTGCTGCAATTGCGCCTCCATGGATTTCACTTTCGCTTCAAGAGCCTGGTTTTGGATATCCAGATTCTTCTGAGTAAGTTCCAAGATCTTGGATTCAAGCATGCCAGAACTGTCTCCACCGCTCTTTTTAGCATCAACCAGTTCTTTGATCATTGCCCGATTGGTGTCCAACTCACTCTTTAACATCTCGATCTGAAGCTTATATGCCTCAACCATGGGATCTGGACCTGTCTCTCGGACTTCTCCACGGGCTTCTCGAAGCTCCTCAACACGCCTTCGGTGTTGATCTTCAAGATATTGCTGCTGCTGTCGCCATTCCTCAGACTTCTTCTGCTCCAACTGCATGCTCATCGTCATAAGACCCATCATACCCTGCATCATATCTGCGAATGACATGGGTTGCTGGGTTGGCGTTTGTGTCGTTGCTACAGGCTGGGCAGTCGGGCTTCGCTGCATAAATGCATTGATCAATCCATTGCCAGTAGGCATCCCCAGTGATTGCCTTATGAATGCCTCACGTTGTTCTTCTGGCAGTGCGCTAGCTATTTCTCGAATGTCAGTCGCAGTAAACCCATCTGGCAGTGATCTGAATCCAGAGCCAGATGACCGGCTTGGTTTGCCCTTGACGGCGGCATATTCTTCTTCAGCTTCTCTTTTTGCTTCGAGAGCTGCCTTTTTTGCATTGGTTGCAGCAGCTTTTAGAAGATCAGTTTTTGCAGAGTGTGTTAGAATTGCGTTGGCCTCTTTCAGCAATCTTGCTGTTTCATTATCATCTGTCTGCACGTCAATCTTAGAAGCATCATTGGCCTGTCTCACCGATTCAGTAGCTATTTCATCGGAAGATGGCCTACCTGGTTTCTTTGCCATGCTAAACTACGCGTGTGGAAAAGTATATAAATCATTTGTTGCTAGTTTACGCGTATAATGTGGGCTAATGTAGACCGCCGATCGAATACGCTAATGTTAAGAGGCAGCGCCCCGGCTGAACTACTGGATGATCTTTTTGAGGCTTCTGAGTTCGCAGCCAGACTCCGACTAAGCAAAAAAGATGGAGAGTGGGCTTACATATCATTCTGTGTCAAGTTCACAACGGAGGAGCTATTGAAACTGAAAAGACAGATGGAGGAGCCGGATGCCACAGCATGAGATACATTACAACATAGACGATATTCTTATCGGCAGAAAATTTCCACATGTTCATCAAATGATGGACATAATGAGCAAAGAGGGGCCTAACCACCGAAGGTTTTTTCACGACGACAATGTTGTGGACGATATGCTAATAGCGACCGGAGATTTCGCGGCTGCTTGGTCCGCCAGGTATCATCTGATTGCTGATCGTATTATCCGAGATGGAGAAGCCCCGCAAGAACTGCCTGGTAATGTAAGGCAGGAGGCCATCATTGCCGAACTACTGGATCTGATGGCAAGAGGCGAAGTAGAACTGGTGGTATTCCCAGACTCCGTATTAGCAAGGCTTGTAAGTTCTATCAATAACGGAACTGCTGCTTTGGTCGGGTCAGAAATGCTACCCCCATTAAAGAAGAATTATTATATAAAAAGGTAAAAGGTGATACTATGTCAGAAGCTGTAGACCCTGGTGTAGCCGCTACATCTGAACAAAAGGAAGAGAAGCCCTGTGTACAATGTTTAGTTCCAGAAATCATGACCGCCTGGAACTCTGCCCGAGGTGCATGCGAGTTTGTCCCGGACGAAAAGGGACGAGAAGAATGTCGCAAAGAATTGGAGGAGATAGCTAAAGACGTTAAATCAATAAAGAAGGGATCTGAAGTTATATACAAGGCAATAAAATCATCAAGTAATCCGGCTGCCTTTATCCAGGCCCAGATCGAGTTTGCCAAGACCCACAATGCAGCAAACACAGAAGCTATACTAAAATGGGCTGACGAAATGGAAAAAGCTGGGAAAGAAATCCCAGAAGACATTGCCAAGATAGTTAAATTCTATCGCATACAGGCAGGTTCTCAGATATGAACAAAGTCCAGGAACTAATTGATTTTGCCAAAGACAATGGAATCTTCATTCATGGCAGAACATCCCCACAGGAATGGGAAGAATTGCTGAAGGAGAGCGACGGGAGATGTCCCTGTGGGCATGCTGAGTCTTGTCCTTGCGAATTGGCTTTAGAAAAAATACGAAGTGCATCGGAGCCAGCCGATCAGATGTGCGGATGCGTGTTTTACGTATCTAGTGCATATCTGAATCATTATAAAACCAAGCCTTGGAACGGTGAATCGTCAACAATACCTTTTGATACTCAGACCTCGCCAGTTGTCAATAAAACCAAACCCGCCAAGGAAGAACCAGTGTCATATCAAAAAACACGGGACGTGCCTGCTGATGTTGAGGAGAAATTCATAAGATCTGCTGGGACATATATAGATGGTCTAAAACTGATTGAGAACGGCGAGATCGACAAGTTTGTGGATAGCATCAGAATGGAAGAAGCCACCAATCCATGTGATCTTTGTAAAGGAGATGCTGATGTAGTGGCATCACATGGCGATTATGTTAGAGCCTTGTGTCAACACGGGTCGCCGGAATGTGAGTCAGAGGCCAAAAAACTTGTCATCCGCACCATGGGGGTTATTGATGAAAACTTCATGAGTGCCGGTTATGATAAAGTAAAACAAAATAACCCAGCAACTGAAGAAACAAAGAAAAGCGGTAAGAAAAACGCATGGATCGAGTTTAGCTCGAAGATCATGACAGATCCATTTCTTGATGGCATGCCGCAAAAGAATAAGATGAAGATTGCCGCAGCACTATATCGTGGAGAATACGACTCGATTGAAGCAGCTAAGGAGGCGTTGGCGCATGAGTAGGATACGGAGAATATTATTTGGTGAACCGAAAGCAAATAAACAGTGGTCTGTATGGTATTATGATAACAGTATATCATCTAGAATATTAAAGTTTCTTTTTGGTATTCGTGGCTGTTATAGAATCGACGCCGATAACATCAATTTTCAGATGTCGTTGACAGGTTTCTTTTTGATATATAACAAGGATACCAATTCATCCGACTATGTATGGACTATGCAGATCGAGAAATATAAGATGAACTTCGGGTATGCAGAAAGCCTGCATGAGATGGAGCAAAAGTTTGAAGAGATGAAAAAGAATGATGTAGAGACATATATGAAAGAACTTGCCAAGGTTGTACCGCCGAATCAGACAGCTACCCAGGATATGTTTGGATAGACCATGTTCGATACTGAGCTTGATATAGAAGTCAGAAACATGCCAAAGAGACGGCGAGCAATGCTGGCCATACTGGATAGCCCTAAAGGACATGGACAATATCAAGCCCAGTTAGCACAAAATCTTTGCCAGATATTGATTGCAAACGGGCATCCTGTATGCGCTTATGCAATAGTCATGCGATTATCGGGTGTTCGGGTTCGGATGATCGGATCGGAGGTGCAGGTTATTGACGGGCCGCAATTGGGTTTTGAATGAGGCAGACGTAAAAGCCATCGAAATACTGGAAAAAGGCGAACCCAAATCGCTAACAGAACTGGTCCAGGAGATCTATGGTATCGAATCAGATGCAGATCGACATAGAAAAATAAATGCTTTCAAGAAGCATCTGGATCGCTTAGTTGCCGATGGGTTCTTATCAGCAACACAGGGTAAAAATGACATGAATCGCTCTGTGACGGTCTATATGATATCTAAAAACGTTATCATCGGTAAAGGCGGATTGCTGATCATAAACGAAGCAGGCATGGATTTTACAGAACTTGGAAAAATGATAAAAGTTGTGAAGGAAGATGGAAAAGATCTGGTTCTTCCTCTCACAATCTAGGTTTTTTCTAGCGGATCAAATGTTACAGTTACAGTCCTGCCAGCAACTGGGATAACCTGTTCTGTCTTCGAAACATAACCTTCCTTTACTGCTGTTATATTTAGCAGTTCATTGGCCACTTCCTTCAATCCGATTATGGGGGCAACTCCTTGGGGCATGTCGTTTACTATGATGTCGCAGTCCGGGGGTGTCGTGAATATGTTGATATTCCCGATTGCAGTTGGAATAGGTTCCAGAACCTTGTAGATCACGTTTTTGCCGCGAGATACATTTATGGTTTCATGATGAGAACTGCAACCATCAGCAACTATTGCTATTTCATGTTCACCTGGTGTCATGTCCCAGTAATCTGGAGTTATACGGTGAGTGTCCTGGCCGTCCACGAAGATCATGGCGTGAGTTGGTTTGGACTTGAATTCAACCCGAACCATGGTGGGAAGATCAGCAATCTTGCATTTTTCATAGGCTGCCTTGATTTCGTCATGGTCGATATACATGTTTCTCCCCTTGTTGTTGGGGCTAGATAAGCATTCATCAACCATTATATAGTTGACAAATATACTCTTCCAATCCTCGCGTCGGTACAGTTCTTCTTCATCTCCATTGCCGAGATATACCGCGCCCAGGACCCGGCGATACATTTCCATGGGTGAATGCGGGTCAAAATATACTGTAACCATTTTGCCAAGAACCAATTCCTTCATTCGCGCAGTTGCAGGTCCCGACCCACTGTACGTCCCTTTTTCAGCCGAGTCGATCCCGGCAAGCCTGACCTCTTTTCCATTTACGAAAATGGTGTCGCCATCATCAACCTTGTCGCAAATACCTACAATTCGCCCTCTATCCAACTCTTCCTGTACCAGTGCGGGCGGCTTTGCTACATCTGAATATGCTTCATAATATTTCATATAAGCATCGTAGTATTGATAATATGAAGAATTTAATGGAAATCCATTGTCATCGAGATATCTCTTGAATTCTCTAAGATCTGACATTATTGCTTCATAATGAGGCAATATTCCTTCATAGACCTTGAGAGGGTTGTAATGTTGATCGTTAAACCATGTGACTCTGGTTCGGACTGCCGCGTCGAACTGCCAGAAATTGGTTTGAATTCGTACTAGCCACTGGCGAGCCTTGGCATCAATAGGATTCTCAATTTCTAATAGATCTGTCGGTATCCGAATCTGACTCAGCTCTTCCTCGCCCACCAAGTTCATCACCTCCCGGGATTCTCAATAACGGAGATTCTAATTCTTCTATTAATCCGCAACTTACCCTAATTTGCATGGTGGTCTTATTTACCCCCAATGTATAAATCCTTGGTCATTCATTATAATATCCGTGGTTCGCATGATGAGCAAAGAAGAACTGGAGAAAAAGGCGAAAGAAGCCCAGAAAAACGTTGACAAGATGTTCATGAAAGCTGTTAAAAAGATAGAAGAGAGTGGTAAGTAATGGTTCGACTTGGATCTTCATCAAAACCCGCAACTGTAAGCATCGGGGGTAGCAGCGGAAAAACCACTACAACCCCGGCCAAAAGTTCCAGTAGCACGTCCTCAACACCAGCACCGCAGGCAAAAGCGCCGGCACCAGCTCCAGCTCCAGCATATATAAATCCATATGATAAACCGATATCCCAGACACCTGCCGCTCAGCAGGTCATAAAGCCTACACCGCCACCGGCGGAGTATGAGTTACCCAGCACACCGCCTCCAGCTCCAGCTCCAGCTCCAGCTCCAGCTCCAGCTCTAGCATATATAAATCCATATGATAAACCGATATCCCAGACACCAGCTGCTCAGCAGGTCATAAAGCCTACACCGCCACCGGCGGAGTACCGTTTAGAACCCCCAGTTGTTAACATCTACAACCCAGCGACGGGATTGCTCGAAGAGCAGCCCAGAGCACCTCTATATGGTCAAACTCCGTATGATAAACCGATATCCCAGACACCTGCCGCTCAGCAGGTCATAAAGCCTACACCGCCACCGGCGGAGTATAATTTACCCAGCACACCGCCTCCAGCTCCAACTCCGGCTCAAGCTATCCAGCAATCAATAGCTTCCGGTACTAACGTGCCGATATCTGCACAGACTCTTGCAGCTCGAAACGAGGGATTGAAGCCATTAACCCCGGCCAGCCAGTTACAGAAAGCCTTGTCAGATGCCATGAACCGCGAGATTGAATCCATGAGAGCATCCGGCACGATTTCTACGCCCAGAGTATCGGCACCGGCACCAACTCCGGCTCAAGCTATCCAGCAATCAATAGCTTCCGGTACTAACGTGCCGATATCTGCACAGACTCTTGCAGCTCGAAACGAGGGATTGAAGCCATTAACCACGGCTGTACCCAGCGTACCAACTTCAACCCCGGCCCAGGCTATACAAAAATCCATAGCATCTGGTGTAAATGTACCGGCAACTGCCGGGGATCTGATATCCAGAAATAAAGGATTAAAACCAATCGAATCAACTACCCCGGTAACTGGATTAGCTTCGGAAGTACTTGGATCTCAGGCACCGAAGGTAACGTCAGTATCCGAAGCAATAGCCAGAGCGCCAATACCTCAGGTGGCCAAAGTAGTTGAGGACGTAGCTAAAAAAGTAGGCAATTTTAGTAACGTTATATCTACCACCATTGAGCCTCCTGCATCGCTCGATATGAGCAATAAAATGCAAATGGCGTTGGCCAGTTCTCTTGCAACCGGCAATACTGCGTCTCTGCAATCTGCCATAAGCAGGATACTCGATTCTGCCGACCGTCTTGCAGAAGCAGCCAACAGTGTTGCTGATAAGAAAATTGACACCGAGAAAGCTTCGTTATATGCTCTTTCATCATCGGCCTTTAACAACCTGGTTAAAGTTGCCAATAACGAATTTAACAAAGCCAATGACGTAAAGACAGCTTCCGATATAAAGGCTGGTGTGGACAGAACAATAACAGGCATAACCGAGATAGGAAAATACGCTGACCAGGCCGCAGATCTTGCAAAGATGCAGAAATATGAAGCCATTATTGGAAAAGTAAACGAAAACCACGAAAAGGCAGATCAGGCTCTTAAAGCGGCAACCATAGTCAATTCAATTAAAATAAATCCAGGTCAATCTCAAGAATCCGCAATACGGGAAATATATTCTAAATTGTATGGAGATGCTCCGGCTTCTTCGGGCGTTGTGATTGAAAGAATGGGGGCCATTAAAGAGGTTCTTGATCCATATACCAAGGATGGCAAAGTAGATTATACCAAAGCAGTCGCAATTCGGCAAGCCTTGTTACCGCATACAGAACTCGACGACTGGAGTAAAACAACGACGGGAGATGATATGGAAGATCAGAGACGTGGTATTGGGAAATACGCATCAAAATCTGAAACAAAGTCAACCGCCGCCACGTCTGCAAAACCAGGAACGGCAACGCAGACCAGTACCAAGACCAAAACCGGACCTGCCGAGACCAAGAAAATAGATACTCGAACCGGCGGAATCTTTGAAAGTCTGGACAAAGTGCTGAGTAAAGATCGTGATGAGGCCTTTAAAAAACTGTACGACCTTGAGGCAACCACTACTTCAAAAACCACTACTTCCAGCAAGCCCGCTGAAGGTCTTGATTTTAACAAGCTATACAGGACACCAACAGGAGATGTTCTGCCAGGATCTAAGATATCAAAGGTTGAGTTCGCAAAGGGCGGTTTCACAGAATATGCCAAAACAGTTCCAACAGCAGCAACTACTACTGTAACATCACAATCGAAACCAGCCGGGGCAGTTGCTGTCAAAGGATCGGTTGAGGGCAGGGTGGTGAACCTGGACCCAGATGTGTACAAGGCACTCAAAGCCACTGGGTACAAAGATAACCAGATTGCCGATTCGCTGGCCAGCGGCAAGATGGGCATATATGCATCAAACGATGGAAAAGTCAAAATAGCCATGCAGAGTTCCGTTCCAAATGCCGCTATGTCAGATAGTGGGTTATTCTCCGTCGAACCATTTAAAACCGTGAAAGATAGCACCGGCAAATCTGTCCCAGTTAACGAATGGTCCTACAGAAAAACCGCATATCTCGGGCTTAGCGATACTGAAATTGGAGATCTGGGTCAGGATTTGCTCAATCGAGCTGCAACCTTGGATGTGGGGACCGCCAAGAAACCAGAAACAGGATTGGTAGCAAGTATTTTAACTCTCAAGGATACCGTTCTTCAGGTTCCCGATATGAGATTAGCTGATAGTGGGATGTTCACGCTGAAACCATTAACCTACGCCCAGATTCCGGACCCTTTAAAAGATAAATGGGGATATGCAGATTGGGTAACTAAGTTACCATACATGGCCATGATGGGCCCCGGCTATGAAAATGGTTATGAAGTTCAGCCTACTGTACAGGGACTAATTCAACTAGATAAAATAGCAAAAGACCTTGCAAAACCAGGTGCAACTTTCAAAGATGTGCCAACCGTAGGCAAAATTAATCAATATGAGGTATTTAAAAATGCGCTGACATATGCAGACTCCGAAACTGTTGCCGAAATTGCGAAGAACAACCCACGAGCTATACTAGGGGCTGCAACTGATGTCGTCATGCAGCCTATATTAGAGTCCAAACTCGGATCAGCTGAATACAAAAAAACACTTGAAAATGCCATGACATCGGATGAAAAGAGATACGTCAAGGGCATGGAGAGCGAACGAGGATTTGGAACAGCGTTGGCCTATCTACCAACCTCTGAGGCAGGTACAGAACTTATGGATTACAGTTCAGCTCAGGTACTTGCACTTGCAGAAGCCGTCGTAACAGAACCACTCACCCCAAACGAAACTTGGAATGCTGCGTTGTTTTTGCCATTGACTGTAGGTATCGGCGTACCATTGAAACTTGTTTCCAAAGCTAGCAAAACAATAGAAGGTGTGAGGCTGTTGAAAGCAGCAGATGGGACAGTTGGGGCATACAGAGGCACTGAATTCATAGGCAAAGTCGGATCTGCTATTGATAATCCAAATGTAATAAGACTAGAAACTATAGACGGGAAGATCTTCGAGATATCTAGGGACGGCAAAGAAGCAGTAGAAGTGGATGCTATCGCAAAAACCGTTACAACAGGCGAAAAGGCTATAGAGGGAAAAACCAAAACCGTTACAACAGGCGAAAAGGCTATAGAGGGAAAAACCAAAACCGTTACAACAGGCGAAAAGGCTATAGAGGGAAAAACAATAATCCCAGTTGCATCAACTGATACCACTAAACTGCCAACGATAAGCGCTACTGCACCGGGCATCGGTAAAGGCGGCCTGCTTACAATACCCACCGATGCCAAGGCCGCTGCTGGGGTAGACACTTCGAAATTAACTCGTTCGGTAACAGGAGAACCTATAACTGCCGAGACACTAGCAGCTCGAAATGAAGGGTTGAAACCCATTGGCGCAATCTCAGAAAAAACCAAAACCATTAGTTTCGCAGGAACTAAAACCGACGCTGCAACAGAGACTAAGTTCTTTGACATGAAAAAGAATGTTATCATTGATGATGGTTTCAAGCAATTCGACGTAGTAGACCCAACTGGGAACAGGTTTACCATTGCCAAGGTCCGGGATACCGGGGTGATGGAAACCACGGATGGCCGGTATCTGGTTGACATCGATGGAAAAGGCAATTATTACCAGGTTCACAAAGATTACGTACCAGCCAACAAAGTTGTCCTTACTACAGATGAATACGGTAATCCGGCCATTACCAAGGTGTCCAGACCGGGATCAGTAGACACCTGGCAGGTTACATATACTGACGATTTTGGAGAAGTACACAATGTCGTTACCACTCGAAAAATCACCACCAATGACGATGCCTTGGAACTGGCGGTTGAATGGGATGCGCGTCTCAAAGCATTGCCTGATCAATATCAGGCGGTTGGAAGTCACGCACCAACGCCAGTTGCCGATGAAATGCTTGGCGGCCCCAACGGATACGGTGGTGAAATGGGCGAAGCCGGTCCAATTGGCGGTGGTGGAGGATACACGGGTGGTGGTGCTGCCGTTGGAGGCGGGACTGACACTGGCCAGTGGGCTTATAACGCAGATTGGGGAACCGAGCTTAGATATCAAAATGGTGCCTGGCAAGCCTTGGACCGAGAAACTGGAAGAATATTATCAATTGACGAATATGAAAAGCTCCTTGAAGAAAGAACAGCCACTAAATTCAAGGAGCAAACCAAAGTCACCGGCGGGGCCACAGAAGATACAACCGGGTGGAAGTATTATGACGACTGGGGTACTGAACTAAGAACTCCGGATGGTGGTAAAACCTGGGAAGTTAAAGACCGCGAGACTGGAGGAATTTTCTCATTGGAAGATTATGAAAACCTCCTCAGGCAACGAGCGGCAGAAAAAGTCCAGAAACCAACTACCGGTAAAGAGGTTGTTACTGGTCAGGGTGAGGGCCAGTGGGTCTATAATCGAGATTGGGGAGCCGAACTCAGGTATCAGGATGGTGTATGGCAAGTAAAAGACCCTGATACTGGAAGAATATTATCGACTGAAGATTACGAGAAACTCCTTGCAGAAAGAACAACCGAAAGATACCCAACGCATGTTGATGATGTCACCGGCGGAAAGATCATTGCAGGCGACGATGCAAGTCAATGGACTTACAATCAAAACTGGGGAGCAGAGCTTCGATCTCTCGACAATGGTAAAACCTGGCAAGTCAAAGACCCCGAGACCGGCAATATCCTCACAACTACAGAATACGAGGAATTGGTATTGGCCAGAACAGCCGAGAGATCTCCAAAGTACGATGCTGCGCTTAATACCTATACCAAGCTCAATGAAGACGGATCTAAGGTTTATCAGAACCGGTCCGGTAGATGGGTTTCAAAAGAGGAGCTGGACGCAGAAAGAGCCGTAATTGCCGATAACACCCCGAACTATGATTACAATTACGATGACACCAAAGATACTTACGTTAGGACCAACCCAACGACTGGAAACACCGATTACATGGACACAGATACCGGAAATTGGCTTCCGGGAGATCAGTACACAGAAATCAAAGGCTCAGGAGAAACCCCGATCTGGGATAGCGAAGGAGGGTTCTATTTCTTCAGGAAAGATGACGGCACGTTTGAAATACTCAACCCATATACTAATGCCCGTCAAACTCCCGAAGAATATGGTAAATATCTGGCAGATCGATTGGCCGCAACCACGCCCACGACCCCGGCTACTCCGACAATCACGACCCCAGCCGAATATTATACACCATCTCCCGCGACCTATGCACCAACCGAATACTATCCATCACCGGCGGCTGCTTATACCCCATCAAATATTGCACCGACGCAATCAGAGCTTTCAAAATTATATGATGATATGATTGCCGCTGCTGCATCTAAAGAAGAAGGTGCGGAAGCTGTTGCTGATGCATGGACCAGATTCACCAAGACAGAAGATTTCGGAAAATTTGTGGAATCCGGGGATGCAAGTCTGCTTGCCAAAGCTAAAAATGGTGACGTCTTAACCGAATCGGAAATCGACAGGGTTCAGTATCTCAGATCTCAGATGAGTGACGCAGCCGGATCAACATTTGACGAGGCAATGGGTACAGTACCAATCAACATCATGCCACTTTCTGAGTTCCAGAACCAGATAACTGCGGCCAGGGACAGTGTAAAGAACCTCAGCAATGCGGATATTAAAGCCAGCAATCTTGGTCCAGAAAAAGAACTCATAGTCCACCAGACCAAGGCCGAAGCGAACATGGATGATTTCTTCCAGTTCGAAGAATTCAAGGGGGCTTCGGATGTAATCCTGGATGAAATGAGATATTATCTTGGAGAACCGACAACCACACCAGGCCTACTTGGAAAGTTCAGTGCCGTAAAAGCAACGTGGACTGCAAAAGCAACAATGGCATGGGACAAGATAGTTGAGGCTCTGAAATCTGCCAAGAACCTGATATCCCAGATGCCTGCTTCGTGGCTGGATGCAAATGAAGATTACAGCATGGCCGAACTTATACTGGGAAACAGCAAGTATAGCGATATTCTTTTGGTCACTGGAACAAAAGGACCAACAAAAGCATCTATGGCAAAGGCATTTGAAAAAGCTGCGAACGAAGGAACAACAATCACGGGTTCGAACGGATGGCAGGCAGCGACTCATAATTTCAAGAAGTCAGGAGGATGGGTAGTAAAATCGCCAGAAGGAGATTTCCAGTTCATACGCAGGAACGAAATGGTTCCCTCTGCGGATGAAGCAATGAATGTTGCTGCAACCCCTGCCAAAATGTTCTACTGGGAGAAACCAAGCAATGTCCCAACCGAATTCAAAGTTCCAGAAAATGCAAACGGCAGTCGAATAGTTGCTGTCAACCGGGCAGATCCATATTCGGTCGATGAATCTATTTGGAAAGGATTGACTGAATCAGGCGGCCTCACCTCCGACATGTCAAAGGAATTTGTCAAAATTGATTTGCTAACTGATGACGGAATATTGTGGTCTACTGTTCGGGAAGCAGACAAAGCCGGGCCATTCCAAATAGGCAGGACAGTTGAAATAGTTGAAAAAGATGCTGTCAGAATCAATGGATTATCCGGTATCGATCTTCAGCGCATGAATGCCCGTGAGTTTGCATCCCTGGTTGGTGACTCAGATATTCAGGCAGCTATCAGGGCAATTCCGGGGGAAGATATACAGCACCTGACCAAATATCTGGATGAAACCAGAGTCAAGATGATTGAAGATGCTCGAACGTCTACGCCCAGGATAGTAGAGGCAGTCCCGCCGGAAACCCCGACGATTAGGACCCCAGAAACAACTCCTGGCCCCGAGGCGGTCACACCTGAAGGATTGGCATCTGAGTATCAGGAAGCTCAAAAAGCAGTTGCTGCAAAAACAGCTGAGAGGATAGCTATAGAAGATGAGCTATCAAACCTGGGCCGGCAAATGCAGGAACTGGGAGCCAAACTCGAAGATGCCCCATCCAGGGAAAAAGCTGGAATAAAATCTCAGATCGATGGCTTGAAGGCGCAGGCGGATGCGTTGAAAAACAGGGCACGCAGACTGAATCAAGAGGCGTATGACGCCAGAAATGTAAAACAGGCCAAAGGAACTCAGATAGTCAACGGACAAACCACGGTTGATGATCTCCTCAATCAGTTGGACGGTTTATCTGTTCGGGATGGCCGATCTGCGCTGGACGAGGCCCTGGCCAAAAGTGAGGACCTTAAAACATATCTCCGAAACACCTCCCGAGAAGAGGCCGAGCAATTGGCCATGTCCATCTCTGAAAAACTCGGCAGTGATCGATCAGCAGCTGAAAAGATTATGGGATTCCATTACCAGGGAGCCGTAAGCCGCATAGACGACGCTACCCGAGCCAAAATGTCAGCAACTGACCAGGAATATATTCGCAAGGCGATGACCCGGCAACTCAATCAGAACGATTACCAGCAAGTCACCAGAATCGTAGATAATGCCAGGGCATATGAAGGAGTATCGGTTGGAGCTGATCTAGGGCGGTTGAAGCTTGACAATATACTGGATTCCAGCATGGCGAATAAGTCAGACGAACTTCGGAAGTTGTTGGAAGATCCAGATGTTAGAGCCGCATTGAAGGATGAAGCATTTGCAGATGAGGCATTCAACAAGGTCTACGATGTTGACCCAGTGGTGGGGCAGCGATATCAAAGAGCTGGCCAGGATGCGATAATATCTGACATCAAAGCGCATCCGAACTACAATTCTCTGTCCGGCAAGCAGAAAGAATTCATAGAGGCATTTTATTCAAAGAGAATCATAACGCCGGACGATCTTGAAACGCTTGCCCAGATCAGGGAAATTCTGCCGATGGATAAGTTCACCAAGTTTATACGTGGATCAGTACTGGGATCAGCTGGCGCAGTTGCTAGATGGGCTTACAGAAACAAATTCAAAATAACTGGGAGCCTAATTGGTGGGTGGGCAGTTGCAAACAGTGCTCTCTTCATATACTTTGCCGCAGAAGAAGGTGTTCAGTCGTTGATCCAGTTGACCGGATACAACGTTCCAGAGGACATGTTTGCAGATCAAATGAATAAAACAGGCATACCTGCAATAAATTCAATAAAAGAAAAATTGGCTCCATTCGATTGGTTCCTTGACAATGTTCCATATGCTCATCAACTATTTCCTGCACCAGATGGCTTCAAATGGTTCATGGACTGGGCAGCATTGGGTCAGATAGCCGATAAACTTGGTAAACTTGAACGAGCAGGGGTATGGGTCAAAGATGAAGGATGCGATAGCTTTGGAGAAGGTTGTTGGGGGCACATAAGACCCGAATCAGAGCGTCCGCAATACTGGGCATTGCATCCAGAAACAATAGCCTTCTGCAACGGGGACCTGGTTCGCCGCATATATGATATGCAGGACGATGGTAGCGTAGGTCCCAACAACATGATTGCAAAAGGCCTCGGAATCACCGATCCAAATGAGGCTATTGCGGTTGGTCTTGGTCATATGATTGCCGCTGGGAACCAGGGTGCTAAGGATACTCTCACAAAAGAATTTACAAATGCATATAACCAGCTGGTAAAAGGAGGAGCCGAATCAGAACTTGCTAACCAGGCATATATGAATGCCAAGGCAAATATTACAGCCGAACCTGCAACAGGACCAGTAATCACCCCAGACAACTATTACGTCGATCAACAAGGGCATGTAATAAAAGGAAGCGATGTAAAAGATCCGTCTGCAATCATTGGACAAATGATGCCTGATGGAACAGTAAAATCGTTAACCACCGTAGGCAGCACGTCGCCTGTAATAACTATGGATGGGTTAACCCCTCAACAGAGAGCGGTGTTGGGTGTAGCTCCAACAAGCATTGATGCAGTATCTCGATATGCTCAGTATAACGGATCACAGCCGCAGGACGCGATTGTCTGGAGAGCTATCTTTACCAATGCGGACGGCAGTATAAACATGAAAAAATTGGAGTCCGCATATCCGGATATGACGCCCGCCCAAATAACCGCAATCTTTCAAAAAGAGGCTGTAAGCAAAACGATAAGCAATGAGCTGGCTGCAATATCTGATCCGGTTGTTCTTGCTGCCAAAATAAAAGAATATAAGGCAAGTGGTCTGGTTGACGACAATGCTCGTATAGAACAATATATGCCAGCAGAGCAGGCTGCAATCTTTACCGCCAGACAAAACAACCCAGCAAACTTTAAAGTAACCGCGAGTGGAAATACATTATCCTGGATTGATGATACTGGGTATCCCCACACGGCCAATATAATTCAATCTGGCAAATTGTTTAACCCGACCACTGGGCAGTACGACATCGATCAAAAAAAGACAGAATCTGATGGGAGCGAATTTACTATCGACACCGGAAAATATGCCGAATTTATCAACAGTGGCAGTAAAGATATTGCAGCGTTCCTTGCTGATAAAGAAAATTATATTCAGACGTGGAAAGGAACCGGGTCTACCAGTAAGACCAGCTCCGGGGGTGGCGGCGGGGGCGGAAGCAGTAGTTATAAAAGCGGGGGCTCGACTTATTCCAAGTCAACCGGCGAGACTGGTATTTTCATAGATGCCGCTGGATTAAATGCAGAGGTATATGAAAATGGAGCAGTGATTGGCTCAACCGATGAAATAATAGGAGTTGAAGCAGGAGTCCACACGATAACCATCAAAAAGGATGGCTACAAACCATATACCTTGCCAGTTCAGGTGTATAACGGCAGCATCGCTCGGAAATCTGTAACCCTGTACCAAGACACATCAGCAACCAAGAAAACAGGAGAGGCTGACGAAACCGGGCTTTTCATAGACTCTGACGGATTAAATGCCGAGATATATGAGGATGGTAAGCTGATCGGAACCACGGACGAAAAAATAAAACTGGAACCAGGACCCCATACCATAACCATGAAAAAAGAGGGTTACAAACCATATACCACAACCGTTCAGGTGTACGACGGATATGTTGCTCAGAAAACAGCAACCCTATACAAGGACACATCACCAACTCAAAAAGTCGAGACTGCCGAAGAAACCGGGCTCTTCGTTGATACCGGCGGGCTGGGTGCAGAGATATATGAAGATGGAAAATTAATCGGCACCACCGACGAAACGATAAAACTTGAGCCAGGGACCCATACCATAACCATGCAAAAGAAAGGCTATAAGCCATATACGTTCTCGGTTACGGTATACGATGGCCATGTTTATAGAAAAACCGCAACCCTGTATCCAGACAAATCGACAACCAAGACTGGTACAACGGCAACAACCATAACATCCAGAGTTGAGAAATTCGTAGATGCGGTGGGCGGAGAAGAAGCCATTACGCCAGATCATATAGTATATGCTTATGCAATTGCTAAGAACAAACCCGATCTGGCGGAATCAGCAAGGAGTGAATCTTCACCCCCAATTGCTGGAAACTGGACTTTTGCCGAGGACGACGTAAAAGAACTGATCTCATTATACAGGGGGTCTTAAATGCCTATCACCGAAGCCAGGAAGGGCTACTTATCAACCCATTTTTTTTCGGGCGGAATTATAGACTCTGATGGATTGATAGATGCAATACTTGCCGACTTAAATGGTACAGAAGACGTAACGGTTGACGATGTGGTGTGGATGTTCCTGTCACTTGGAACCAGATATAGTCCACCAGATATTGGTTTCGAGATCACCGCGAAAGTAACCGCAGTTAAGGACGGATCAGCAATAGAAGCACTGATGGAATGTGTCCCCGGCCAGGTCTGCGATTTAACTCCGAAAACAGTCATACTTTATGGGGTGTTTCCACGCAGCAGAGACGCAGAAGCCAAAGAATGGTTGATGCTCCATTTGCCAATTGGTTCAGAAATAACCCTGACACCGATGGGAAATAATTATATCGTGAACAAGAATGGAGAAGTTATAAACGATTCCTTGAATAAATATATAGAAAATCTCGGGCAGGTTACTGAGATAACTGGTTACGATACGATGGCTTCCGTGATGGAGATCATCGATGGAGATACTATTCAAGTAATCCAGCAATGCGCTCCCGGCCAGCTCTGTGACATAACACCGGTTAGTGTGAGATTGCAGGGAGTGTCGTCGTCTGAAATGAGTTTCCCGGCAGGACGAGCTGCCAAATCATGGCTTTATGAGCAGATTCCGCCCGGGACTACGGTCAAACTGGCAGTGAAAGGCAAAGATACATACGGCAGATTGATAGCAGATATATATTATCCAGCCAATAGTACTACTAGCATAAACGACAAAATGATACAGGCCGGGAAGACAGTAGGCTATAATCCAACTGCCGAGTCGATAGATTCAAAGGTTGACGTAAAATATGTAGGAGGCGTTGCAAATTCATATCCTGCTGCATGCACTTCAACTGTATCTAAACCATCCGCAGTACTCAGTCTCATATCCCCGGTCTGCAATGTGGTGAAAAAGGATGGATCTGAAACATGGTTCGGATATACCGTGAAAAATGTTGGAGACAAACCCTGGAAAGGCTGGATGGGTGTCGTGCTTACTGATAACAATACTAGGAAAACATATCAGTATACTGGCGACCCGCGAAAATCCAGTACAATAGCCCCAGGCGAAACCAAGACGCTGTTTACGAAATTCGTAGTGCCGCAAGAGTTCGGAAATAAGATATCATGGGAGGCTCTTATAAATAGCCTCTAATTTTCTTTTTCGGTTCAACCAAAACGTATTTCAAGTCGGAAACCTATTTTAAAATTGTGATACGATGGCGACCCTAGAAGATTTGCGAATAGTTTACGGGGCATTGACGTCCTGCAAGACTGCTGATGAAATTGCGCATAACGTAATGCTACCAATGGATATTGTAACAGAATGTCTTGACACTCTTAAATTAATGGGCGTGATCAGCAAAGACAGCTATTCAGATGTTTACTGTCCCATAGAGGAGGTTGCAGGAAATATATGCAAGCAATGTAATGAGATAATAGAAAACCTAAAATAATAGGATAGTCGATGTACTCTATTTTTTTTGATAACAACGAAAAGCAAGGTAAGCGGCCTGACTTTTTGGACGAAGCCTGGACTTATTATAAGAAAAGAATAAATAAGCCAGAACCAGCAAACCTAGACTTCGATCTTATGCTGGTAGATGAAGAATCCGGTAAACAGGTTGGAGCAGAGATTAAGGAACTCGACGATTTTTGGGGCAGCCTTCCACCAAGGGGTCGGCTAGGTCGGCAATGCATGGATATAGCCCTAAAATGTGACTACGGATATCTAAGCATACTTGGTAGTCTGTCGGAGCTGATCGAGTCTATTCCTCCATACTACAAGACTGACGAGGGAAACATAATAGAAAAACCAGAAGAACGAATGACACTAGATGAGAACATGGTATATGCTGTTCTCGGCGATATCAAATCTCTAGGAGTGTTGCCGGTTTTTCTGTCGCGAAACCCAATCGATTCGTTTCGGTTGCTGATTAACTATATGATCCACGATGTCATCAGTGACCCGCCTATAACCTTGTGTAGCAAGCCTCGTAAAAACATGCATGCTATAAACGTACTCTGCAATCTACCAGGAATCGGGTGGGAAAGAGCAGAAGCTATATTGGAACAGTATGGCTCTGTCTCCGAGTTCTTACAGGAAGCGCAGGTCTGCCTAGACAGCGGCAACTTGGGGCCTCTGGAAAATCTCAAGATAAACGGCAGGCGATTTGGTAAGTCCGCGCATAAGATGTTTCAGGTAGATGGTATCTGGGGAATTTCATAAATACATATTTTTTTTTTAGTATTAACGAAAACCCATATATAGTAGATAATATAGAGAAGAGTATAAGGGATGATAAAAATGCTGACACGACTTAGAAACAGTATCATGCGTCCAGTTGATGCATGGTGCATGAAAAGATGTACCAGGTCTTTATCTGCAACACATGGTGATTTCATATATTCGCCCATATTGCCGCCAGTTATACAATTTGCATCGGACGATTTCAATGCAGCCTGGGAACAGGCCCTCTCAAATGTGATACTAAGAGGCAAACCAATCACATTCGGGGGTAAAGATGGCGCGAAACAGGCAATGGATACCATGCAGACCATCGTATTGGGTAATCATGCAGTTGAACAGATACTGGGAGAGCATCTGCATCCCAAGTTCCCGTTTCAACTGGTAGACCAGTATTTGGAGGAATTCACACCCGAGTATCTTGAAAAATACCGAAGCCAGGGCTCCGAAGGATTTGATTATATTTATTACGATAGATTCGATAGAGATGATCAAATACTCTATATGAGACAGGGCCTCCGAGAGCAAATTGAGTCAGGAATTCAGTCAAACCGGAATCAGATGATCACATGGATACCCAGGATAGATCAGACTAAAACAGCAACACCTTGCTTACAGAGAGTGGGAATTCGCTATGAAAAGGATGACCGCGTATCAGTTAACCTCAGCTGGAGGTCAAGAGACCTCTTTGGAGCCTGGCAAATAAATCTCGTCGGTATTATAAATACATTATATCGGGATATAATTGATCCCAATCATTGCGAAATTGCCAGAATCGTTGACAGAAATGACTCTCTGCATATTTATAAGAGCGATATGATATCAGCAATTGGGGTAATCACACATGCTTGAGAGAACCGTCAGAACTCTGCACATGCTCGAAAAAGACAAAAAATCTCCAATAGATCGCATAGTAATCCTGAACAAAGAGATCGCTCAGGTAGCTTATGAGTTGCTTCAATGTAGGATATTTCCAGGCGAGGCAAAAGCGCACATGGCAAACGCCAAGTTGGAGCTTGGAGATGCATTAACCCAGCTTAATATGTTGTGCCTAGATATGGAATTGGTGCCAGAGGAGATCCTGAAATTGGGTATCCAGCATACCTATGAAAGATTCCAGGATTTCGCAGAGAGGGGATGGGATAAGAGACAATGAAACGAGATCGACTTTTTGTCCCATTAAACAAGCATTGGTATGATTTATTCGCCAATGGGAAAAAGAAGTGGGAGATCCGTGGAGTGGGACCCCTCTTCAACCCAGGGACGGTGAGGGTTGGTAGAGACGTAGAGCTACGGCGAGGATACGCAAAAGAAGGAGCTATCTGGGGAAAAATCGTAGAAGTGCATATAGTGTCCACAGTATATATCCCAATAATAAATGTCCTGGAAGAACTATTTCCAATACCAAAAAGTAGCCCTCTGTGGGATGAAATCCAAGAATACAACGCAAAATATTCGAAGTTCATCGTATTCAAAATTGAAGTAAATAAAAACATGACAATAAAGGAGACAAAATCATGATTTGCGGGCATTGCCCATTGTTATTGATTCGTGGTGATCGGTATTACTGCGAGAGGTTGGAAGAAGAAGTCGACCCGAACGACGATTGCGTAGATGAGGGAGAGGTGGGCCGGTCATGACCCTGACCGAAGAGCAGCGGGAAGCTCTTGATTTTGCGTTGGAATACCTGGTCGATGATCCAAACGACGATCGAGACTCAAATTTAGCCAATAGCATCCGAACCATCCGGGCAATGATCAATAGCAGCAAACATGTTATTGATCCCACTAAAATGATAGGCTTCGATCTGGAAGTCCGATGGCACGATGACTACATGAAAAGATTTTCGGATATAACCGCGTGGCATTGCGGCTATGCGACTCTATGGATAATGCATAGCAGCGGGAAACAAGAATGGATACCATTGGCATCAGTCAGACGGATTTCCTCAGTGGAGGAATCTCCATGACCTTCGATTTGGAGAAGGCGCGGGATGCCGCGAAATTCGACGATCGCATGGCGATCACTATGTTTCCTCTCGCCATCGCCGAAATCGAGCGGCTGCGGGCCGAAATATCCGAGCAGAAAGGGATGATCTGGAAAACTCAGCAGGTAAAGAAAGAGCAAGCTGCCCGTATCGCGGAGTTGGAGGCTGATTTAGAGCAGTCCGAGAGCAAGATCGGGCCGGATGCCAGGCCCCCGTGCTGGCAGATCACGGAGGACAGAGTTACAGCAATAGACCAAGGACTACGGTTCTTGGAATGGAGCAACGCAAAAAATGGTATCGTAGAAACAAAGAAACATATTGCAACACTTCAAACGATGTTGGAAGAGGCTAGTGATGAGCATGGTTTCGAAAGATGAAATAAAATGCACATCGAGACGATTCGCTAGTAGAAGTTGTGGAAAACATATCAAAAACAAGCGAGATTGGGTGACGGGATTCAACATGGGATACGAAGCAGCAATGCGGTTGAGATCGGTGAAAACGAGACGAGATATGCACGATTTGCTAAGAATAATGTATAAACGAAATGATATGCCGGAGGACATCGTATGAAATCACCCAAAACCCGAAAAAGAGGAAGACGTGTAGGCTCTCATCCAATACCAGAAAAATATTATTCCAAAATCGCCAGGCGAGCAAAAACCGAACTCCTGTCATCAATTGCCAAGGATTTCGATGTATCGCCAACAACCATTGGGCGAATAGTAAGAAAAGTAGAAAACCGGTTTAAATCTATGTGTGGGTGATATAATTGACAAAATATAATGTTTTGGTGGATATAGTCGGCACCGCCAGCGTAATGGTAGAAGCAGACAACGAAGCAGATGCCGAAGAAGTAGCAATAGAAGCAGTTAACGATGGTGAAGGCGAAATCGATTATGAACCCCTTGGCATATGCGAGATAACACCACAATGACTCCGCGTCTGAGACAAGGAATGAGCAAGAGACAGATCACAGAAGACGCTCGTGCTCTAGATGGGATCATAAAATACATGTTACAGCAATCTCCCATCACTATCAGAGACCTGGTAATGACGCAAAATCTCGAACCGAAACCGGTATTGCGTCTACTAAAGATCTTGGCCAAAGCCAATATCATTGAAAAAGTCGGAAAGAGACAGTGGATACTCACCATTCAATTCGCTTTCGATCCTCAATACGATGCAAATAAAATTGCACTGGAGGCTGCAACATGTTAACCAACCGAGAAAAAAACACACTCCAGAGAGTAATATTCGTACTCAGACAACTGGCAGATGATGCAGATAGCAGCAAAACAGCTGATATAATCATGGACGACATAGCGACATTACAAGAGATAATCAAAAAATCGGACAACGGGGTAGAATAAATGCCAAAAAAAGTATATTTTGTTCGTCTGCCAATTGCAGGAATAGTTTCGAACTATTTTCTGGCAGAAGATGAAAAAGACGCGATCAGACAAGCTCTCGAATCAGAAGTATTTGGGAGAATCGATACAGAAAACAACTGGGAACTCGATGAACTGAATGTTCATCAGTATCTGTTTCAAGGAAATATAGATTATACGAGCCTGTCAAAAGCATCCGCCAAAGAATCAGATGAACTCAACCCAGAGGATTTCGAATGACGCGAATTATAACCGATGCCAAGATGTCGGTTTCAGGGGGCTATACGAACGGAACTCCAAATAATTGATGCAACATATGGTTATGATGCGGATGGGCTCCCCGTCATAACTCTTTTCGGCCTGACAAAAGAAGGAGATCCTGTCACAAAGTATGTCACGGGGTTTCTTCCCTACTTCTACATAGATTCGGACAACGTTGAGGGAATAGACCAGCTATTAACGGGCATCGCCGATTCTATCGGGATCATGATAAAAACCGATGTTGTAGATCGTTTCGGCCCCCTGGGATATCAATCCAGACCACGAAAAATGATAAAGGTAACGACCCGCAATCCGAAAGATGTGAAAATCCTCCGGGAATTTTGCGAGCAAAGCCACTACACTACCCATGAAAGTGACATTTTTTTCAAGGATCGCTTCATGGTGGATCATGAGTTGTCGGGTATGAGTTGGTGTATAGTTCCGAAAAAACAATACATCCATCATATGGATATTATTCCCCAGGGAGATCGAACCAATGCACCATTGAGGATAATGGCCATTGATATCGAGGCTATACCAAAAGAGAACGGTGGACTGCCAACCTCAGATGAAGATCCGATAGTTTTGATCAGTCTGGCCTTTGATCCACCGTGGAGAGGGCAAGAAAACGTTGTCATGGTGGCCAAAAACATCAAATGCACCCGAAAAGACGTGATTCCATCCGAGGGGGAAGATGACATGCTTCACAAGCTGGGATTCATCCTGGATGAGTATGATCCAACCGTGATAGGAGGATACAACTCAAACGGGTTTGATATCCCGTATATAACCGATAGGGCCAAAAGGCTGGGAGTTTCCCTCTCAATGTCCAGGGATGGGAGATCTGCGTGGTGCAAGAGTTATATGGGCAAGAGCACCGTCTCACTGAACGGACGAATTTCACTTGACATGCTTCCAGCAGTTAAAGCATTGGATAAATACCGATTGAAGAGTTATCGTCTGGCAAACGTGGCCAAAGAAATTTTAGATATCGAGAAGCTGGATGTTAAACCGGGTGAAATGCGAGAATTGTGGTCCGGACCAGGAATCAACAAATTCATCTCATATTCAAGACGTGACGCATTGCTGGTCTTGGAGCTGATCAAAAAAACAGGAGTCCTTGAAAAGTACATCGCTCTGGCCAAGGCAAGCGGGGCATTCCTGCAAGTCGTAGTTAATGGCGGCCAAAGCAGTATGATCGAGGCCAAGCTCCTTCGGGAATACAATGCAGAGGGCTATGTAATGGGCACTAAAATGGCTCTGGAAGATGATGATATAGCCCAGGTTGAAGGTGCAATTGTTCTCGATCCAGAAATCGGCCTAACCGAGAATGTGGTTATACTCGATTTCAAATCACTATACCCAACAACCATGATCGCCAGAAACCTATGCTACACGACCGAAATCAGAGACGAATGTCCAGACTGCAACATCACGATATCTCCCAGCGGCGGACGATTTGTACCCCCGGAAATCAGGCTGGGCATAGTACCAAGGGTATTAGAAAAGTTGCTGGACGAACGCATAAAAGCCAAAAAAGCAATGAAGGTCCCTGGGATATCCGAAGAAGAAAAGCGACAACTAGATGCCAAGCAATATGCTATGAAGATATTGCTGAACAGCTTCTATGGTTATTCAGGTTATGCTCGGGCCAGATTGTATAGCCCAGTAATTGCCAACTCAGTGACCAGCTATGGAAGAGAAAATCTACTCAGAACTCGAAAAATAGTTGAAAAACACGGGCTTTTTACACTGGATAATGAACCATTTGAACTAAAAACGATAGCAGGCGACACCGACAGCATTTTTATATCTATAACTGGAAATATTGACTTTTATAAAGCTAAACAAATAGGAAAAAAGATCGCATCCATCGTTACAGCAGACCTACCAAAGCCAATGGAACTAGTTTTCGAAGCATTTGCCAAAAGAATACTCATTTTGGCAAAGAAACATTACGCGATGTATAGATTCGAGTCAGAAGGAAAAGGCGAAATAAAAGCAAAGGGAATAGAGACGGTTCGGCGAGATTGGTGCAATTTCACTTCAAAGGCGCTTACGAAATGCCTGGAAACTATTCTGATTGACGGAGATGTTGATGCAGCTCTGGCTCAGGCCAGGAACGCTATTGCAGTTCTCAAGAACCCTACCCCCGATATCTTCAATGACTTGGTGATGTCAAGGACCCTGACCAGAAATCCGGAAAATTATGCTCAGCAACAGCCTCATGCAGAGCTGGTTAAAAAACTGGAACAGCGTGGTGTTTTCAAATATGCAATCGGCGACCGGGTTCCATTTATCATAGTTGCCAGCCAGCGGCGATCAGGACACCGTTCAGAATTGATGACCAGTCGAGCCGAAGATCCGGACTATGCTATCGAAAACAACCTGAAAATTGATACGAACTATTATCTTCAGAAGCAGTTAATACCGCCGTTGCTGAGGATATTCGAGAGCTTCGGAATAAATGAGCTAGATCTGCTGCAACCATCTAGACAGCAATCCCTAACAAAGTTTGAAATAGAAAAAAGACATCACATCCAACAGGTGTGCACAACATGAAAAAGATATTGGGGTTTATATTCCTATTGCTGTTTGTGTCTAGCGTGGCCGGTACATATCCAGCTCCCTACCAATTTGCAGGTCCCGTGACTCCACCCATATCAATGCCGGAGCTTCAGTCGATCAATATATCGCGTGACTTTGTGTTTCCAGAACCAAAGTTTGTCGAGCTTGAGCTTGATCCGAATGCATTCCAACTTGAAAATATAAGTGAAGATGACATCATAGAAACCGAAAATGAGCCAGTTGCTGGAACGGATGTTTTAATTGAAAATGATAGCGAAATATTCACACCAGCTGCCGATGAGTTGGTCGAATCATCTGAAGATATCCAGTATTCTGCCGATGTCATTGTCTATCAGCAAGGCCAAAACATCATAGCCGAAACCGCAGATGGCAAAGAACTAGCAACGGCTCCAATATCATCGGATGTGTCCGGTCTGTTCAAGATTGCTGTAGATGCCGTGCCGGACGGTGGTAGCCTGCATATTGGCTCCGGCAAGTATAGCGTATCTGCACCTTATGAGTTTGCACTGAATCCGGATGGCACAAATATCTTCTATAATGCTATTCAGGTTCTCGACAAGGACATGCATATCAGCGGCGATGGGGTGGATGAGACCATCATCCAGCTACTTCCAGGCCAACGCAGCCCTGCAAGGCATGTGGCCATGGTCCTCATCCGGGGCACCAGGGGATTTGATCCTGGATATGACGAGTTCTCTGTCGCCGATCTGACTTTGGACGGCAATAGAGGCAGTCAGACAGATGGTCAACCTCATGACGGCGAAGGCCTGATCCTGGTAGGGTCTGAGAGGACGGATGGTTATTATTACAATCTTCATCTGGAGAATTCCTGGGGGTCGGGCATCTATCTGGGTAACAATGGCGCAGGCAACAGCGGGACCAATGAGACGGTCTCCCATGTCGTGGCTCGGAACTGCGGTGCAGAAGGGATCATCCTCGATACCTGCCACCATAGCAGAGTGATTGATTGCGAAGGCTGGCAGTGTCGCGAAGGTGTCGTCCTCTACGGCAACGATGATTGGAAAAGCCGGACCCCGGACGACGTGAGCGCATCCCGATTCAAGACCGATAGTCAGGTCACGGTCTGGCAGGTCAATGATTTTAAACTCAGTGAAATTGACATGGACTGCACAAATACCATCGGATCGTATGGCCTGATGATTCGCGACGGAACCGGAACGGTCGAGAACTCTGTTCTGGTTAGCAGCAAGGATCGAGCAGATTCTACTGGCGGGGCGACCTACATCATTGAAGGGTCAGACGTCAAGATCATCGATAGCCGACTGGAAGGCTATTTCGGCGTCCACGCGATAGGCCGTGCTAAGGTTGAGGTCACGAACTGCCGGATAGATGCTCCTGGTGGATGTTTCTGCACAACCGACCCAGCTCCTGTTCAAAGCACCATAATCGTGAAAAACTGTACTTGCTCCGGGCTCAAGACCGCGATGCAAAAAGGTGCCACCATCATAGTAGAATAGGCACCATATATTCTTTTTTCGACAACTTACCGCAAGATATATATAACATATGACACATCCATATGTCGGGTGAGATACATGTTTGTATCAGTATTTGGTAATAAACACGTAGTTCGAATCTTGGACTTTATGATCTGCAATGCCCCGAGGCATTTCAGCAAGAGTGAAATGATTGCAGCGATGGGCATGGGCAGACCAAGCTTTTACAAGGCATGGAAGATGCTTGAGGAACTAAACATAGTCAAGGCAATCGATTCGGAGAAGAACTTCAGATACTATGTATTAAATAAAGAAAATGGCATAGTAAAAACCATATTGAAACTACACGCACAACTCCATAGGGAATGATAGCCGTGGAGGGAACTAAACTAGAAATGGTCACGGCTACCAATAATAACAAGCCATGCCAGGATTTAAAGATTGTGGACTTGAATAAATATAACGTATATCCTTCATACAGAGTAGGACAGAAAGAAGCAATTGAATCAATATTAAGTACATATGAAAAAATAAGATCTGGAGAAATAAATTCAAAAATAGTTGAATTGCCAAGCCCAACCGGATCGGGCAAGACCATAATTAATCGTGCAGCTGGAAAAGCGTTGTTGGAATTATATCCGGATGAAATTAAAAAAGTAGTATATACCACCCCACTGAAAGCTTTGGTCTACCAAATTGAAGAAGACGAACAGTTGGGCATTCCGGTAGTTCTCGGGAAAAGTAACTATGACTGCCTACTACTCGAAGGTCTGGATGCATCTGATTGCCCGTTTCGGTCGGCAAGCCTGGCAAAACAAAAGCCGAAAATCTGCAATAAGTGCCCCTACATACTGGCCAAGAACCAATTCAGATATTCTAACTTGGCAGCGTGTACCCTTGATTTTTTCATATATAACCGGGCGTCGGCAGATATACTCATCATTGATGAATCGGCAAGCTTGGAGGATAAACTTCTCAACCACTTTGGAATAGCTCTGCCAGAAAAAATAGATCTCAAAAATCTTACGGATTCAATTCATCAATGGATGATTTCTCTTGAAGAGGAATCTGAAAATTACACCGAAATGCTTGAAAGCATGAACCTGAGTGCAACCAACAACACCAGGCTTCTTAATGATATACGATATGTCACGACCAAACTGACCAAAATCGAAAGGCAGGTCGCCAAATGTGGGAGGATATTGCAGGTAATATCCAGCAATGAAAAGGCATACTTCATTGACAAGGACCGAAACCTCAAGCTCATCAGAGGGGAGTATCCTTTTAACAGCATGGCCAGTCGAGTGAAGATGGTTATCATGAGTTCAGGAACCCCAACAACCTCTCTCATCTGCCGGAACTATTCGCGAGTCGAGTCTATTCATCCTATTCCTAAGAAAAATAGGTTAATATATTACGAACCTATTGGAAAGATGAGTCGAAGCAATATAGATAACACCGTGCCAAATATGGCGCGGCGTATATTGGAGATACACAAGGAATACCCGAGACAAACCATAGTGCATTGCCACTCATATGGCATTGCACAAAAATTGAAGGACAACATGAGGCATCCAAAGGTTCTACTGCAAACCCCCGGACATCGCGAAGATGCACTGCGGCAATTCATGAGATCCAAGGAATGTATTTTCCTATCAGTGAACTACGCTGAGGGAATCAACCTGAAAGGAGAAAACTTCCAACGAAACATCATCGCGAAGGTTCCATATCCATCACTTGGTGATGAATGGGTTATCAAAAGAAATGAAACTGACAAGGCAGAGTTAAACATCGACAAGTGGTATAGATTGACAACAGCTGTAGCAATCCAACAAGCAGCTGGGAGAACAACCAGAGACCCTGATGATTTCAGCAAGACATATATTCTGGACTCAAACTTCGGGTTTTTTTATTCGCAGAACAAGAATCTATTGGAACCGTGGTTCAGAGACGCGATAATATGGAGGAAATAACATGCTAAAAGAGGGGGCTACATCGCTCGAAAGGACTAAACGCATGATGGAAACACTGCGCACCATATACGGCAGATCAAAAATAGCGTCTGAAACAAAGGGACAAAAAAGACTTAGAGATTTTGAGAAGAAGGAGGGATAAGATCCCTACCTCTTCAGAGCACCAGACATGCAGGCAGACTTAGCCTTGGCGCGTTCCATCCCGGTCATTCCACGAGTTGCAGCCGAGCACTCCTTGGAAGCGGTAGAAAAGGCAGCCTGGTATGCCTTCAGATGTTCAGGATTATATCCTTTCGCATAGCTTGCTCTCTTCAGGTACGGCTTGCCGTACCCGGACATCACGAGACCAGCATTGGCGGTCTCTCCGAGGGGTATAAATGCCATATTTGTATCCTCCAAGATAGAAGATGTTCATCGTGATACTTATATGTTTTTGTAAAAAAAAAAGTTTATGTAAAAAAGAAAGTGTACCTTATTTATTCACAACGTCCTCGCCTGATAGATAGCTGGCTATCGTCACTACCCCGGCAAGGACTGACACCACGCTGACAAGTACAGCCAGGATTTTCTGGAAATCGGTAGTCATCGCCTTGGCCAAAAAATGTAGATAAATAAAAATAGCATGATCCAGAAGCCCAGCGTGGCACCCAGGGCTTCTAGCTCGTACATGCTCTAGGCCTCGATGTCCTCAACCGTCACTACGTGGTTTTTTGTGACAGTGATGACCTCCCCGGGTGCTAGTGTAGTCTGCGGCAATTCCAGCTCGCCAAGCTTGTCATCTATTGCCTTGATATCATAGAGAGTCCGGCTACCAACGTTCTCGATGGTGAAGGTATATATTACCTCTTTTCCAATATCGGCAGAACTCACGTCCGTCAGCTTGGTGATCTTGATGTCAGGAATGGCCTCGATCTCGAACGCTGCGCTAGCATTGAGGGTGATGGTCTGACCTGCCCCATTCATGGTAGCAACCGCATAGTTGATAATAGGACCAGGGAGCATAGCTTCAGTGACTGGCATCTGAGCAGTTCCTTCAGCATACTCGCCAGGACCTATCTCGGATACATCCATGTTTATAGGCCCGAGCAGGTCGTCAACTACCTTGATACCAGAGAGCTTTGCAGTTCCGGTATTAGATAGCCTGAAAGTGTAATTTGCCATCTCACCGGGCTTGTAGGTCTTCTTCTCAACATCCTTCAGGAAAGCGCCGGATGCCGTCTCATTGACTACGATGGACGCGGCAGACTGGTTGCTTACCATCCCACCAGTAGAATCATTACCAGTGACGGTAACAGTGTTCTTCAGCTCTGCGGCAAGGGCAGAGCCTCCTACGATACCAAATATCGCGAAAATCGCGACCAACAGATATATCTGTCTCATTTTTTATCCTCCGAGGATACTTATTCTAGGTATTAAGCAGGTATAACCTTTTCGGTCAGAAGATTGTTTATTTGGCGGCCCTCTCTTTTCGGGCCGCCGGTGCTGCGTTTTCGGATTGGGTCCCATTCTCGGATACTACCTCCAAGACAGGCTCGCCCTGGGAGATGTTCAAGCCCCGAATTATCTTGCCATCAACCAGGGTGTAATTGTACTTGCTATCGTTGGCTGGCAAGATATATAACCCATCCGGTACTGTCGGATCGAGGATCATGTCACGATTGAGTTCTTCGCACGACCCGAGCCAGCTTTCAGGTACTATGGGCTCTTTGCTGACATTGAGGTGAGAATTCAGCAAATATCTACCAACCTGATCAATTTCCTCGATAGTAGCTGGCCTTCTGCCATCGTAGTTATAAACACGGCCACGGATGGTTGCTAATCCGTCTCTGGTATCTAACCAGAACATGGAATCTAGGCTCTCATCGCCTGCTTCGGTGGCTGACATGGAAATCTCTGAAGCAAACGAGGCATTACCAGCTATCTTGGTGGCCCTATACTCTACTTTATGACCAGCTCTCGAACCCTTGACCAAATACTGCGTTTTGTATCCTCCGTTCGCAGAAGTCACAACAAACTGACTTTTGGCCACTTCGATATTATCATTGTCATCCCATGACCGAGAATAATCATAGATGATAGAAGCATTTTCGGCCATAGCCAAGTCGGCGCTGTGTTCGGAATCGTGTCGGATACTACCAGTACCAGTACCCACAATGGATGTGTCCAACACGTTTCCTGATCCGCAGGTGCCAACGATGTAGAATATCGCAATTAAAGCAAGCCCCGCAAGGAGGCACGAAGCATAAAAATACTTTCGTATGTCTTCCGGAGTAAATAGTTTAGTCATCGTTGCATCCTCGTGGGCAAAACGCAATCACGGATTACCATTAATAGCATCCGTACAAGAATTCAACGCTGCTCTGGTCTTTTCCAATTCCTCTCTGGTAAGCGTCAAATCGTCCCGTGTCTTCTGAAGCTCAGCCAAAAGGCGTTTGTTCTCGTTGCGGGTTTTTTCCAGATCAACGACAAGTGACACATTAGATCCCCTGAGATCTGCCATCTGGTAGCCACAAGTCCGGAACTGATAAGCCAGGTAAAGTGAAGCTCCAAGGAAGAATATTAGTACTAAAATTTCGATTATCATTTACTTTCCACCCCGTCGATAGATTTCTGCGCAGCGGGAACCAATTGCTGGAGATCGCCTATGAGTTCTTCAATATCGGGATAGAGATCTGCAATGTTCTGCGCAGTTGGTTTCTTTCCCTTCTCAAGTTTCGATACGATTACTCGTGCTTCTGGTTCCATTCCCTTGATATCTGTTATCACCTCTGCAACAAGAGGCTGGATGTTTTTTTGGGCTTCGATCAAGGATTTCTGCTGGTGAGTGGTGATGTATCCTACCGAGACCAATCCCACGATCACGAAACCAACAAGCTTTGCAGCATCGGACATATTCTGGCCAAATGCGATGGCCAGGCCGAACACAACGATAAGGGCAACGACGACTATCGGCCCTTTCATGGATTCTAAAGTATTGTCTGTCATAACGTTCCTCGGGATATGCGGATACACAGCTTCAAATACTTGAACCTGACCGCATTTTTTGACATGGACTATAACTAGAAACCCAGTATATATAAAAGTTGCATCAAGAAAAAAATCAGGTCTGGCGGAGATCTATCGGCACTGGGTATCCCGGTCTCCGCAACAACCAGGCATCCCGTTCATCAATTTCCATATTATTCCACCAATCGACCTCGAAATACGGAATACCCTGTCTCATGGCATCTGTAGAATTTCGGAAAACCTGGCTAAAATCAGGTCTAAACGGTATAATCTCCATGGTTGTGGCTTCTACTGCAATCACTCTCTTCTCGGTAACAACCAGAACCCAAGCATGTCTCGGATAGGTATTGCAGACAGCAACCTGGGCATTATATCCCATTTCCTCCAATTCGTGCTGAGCAAAAAAAGACATCTCGCTGCAATCCCATTCGTTTTCGATATACGGAAAAGTAGGTATGCTCGCGAGGTCAGACTCAAGTGACCCGCCAGACAGATTCACAAGTACAAATAAAATAAAAAATAATCTAGTCATTCTTCCCACGAAAGAACTCTCCATGGACTCCTGATCCGGAGACCCTGGGAAGTCTCCTTCCATAATCAGTTTCAGAATATATTTCATGCGTAATCACATTCCATCGGTTTAGCCGGTTTTTTTACTGTTTTCCGACGTTTCAGGCTGTGTCACCTTGGCCAAATAGTTTTCACGCTCCGATCCGGCAGGAAGCCAAGGACTTTAGTCCTCGGAGGAATGCCGCCAACTTCTTGCCATATTCGCCATGCTTTGCCTTAGATAAACTTGATATAGTATCCATACATTCAACTCCATGACTTGGACGCATTAGGCACCCACGCGGTAAACCGCTCTGCGTTGATCCTGTCAGTGCTGGTTGGACTCTTGCCCGAAAGGGAATCGCTGAAATACGATTTGAGGCGATCTTCAACAAGCATGAGGCCAATGTTCCCGCAAGACGGGGACCTCCGCAGATCGTCGCTGCGCGTAGGCTGGCCTGGAGGCTCGGGTAGATCTCTGATTCTGAAACAGATCTGCTCAGGGCTGCTGAAAGCCCCTCTCCTTAAGGGGAGGGGTAGCTTACTCATGCTCATTTTAATAACACCCCATAGGTTTAGCCGGTTCTCTTCGTTTCCACCACCAATCTGTAATTACAGCTTCAAATACCTGGTCAACAACTACTGGTTTTTTATCCACGATCCTGATAACATCTCGTTTCTTCAGGGTGGCCTGGGATTTTGGAACCCAGTACGGAACCTGGGCCCCGTCGTCCATCAAAACCAGTAGTATGGCTCGCTTAGTCTGCTTGACCATGTAGTTGCAGTTGGGTTTTTTAACCGGAGAAAGGACGAATTTCATACTCGGACAGCTTCTTGTAGTTATCCATCATATCTCCCCATTCCTTCAGCTTTATTTGCCAGAAGTGGTCTATTATGTCTGATAACGGGACGGCCAAAGAATATTCGTTGTTATATTGTCCTTTCTTACCAGGAACTACGAGCTGTTCTGCATTGATGAATCCAAGTTTCCTCAGCGTACTTATGGCAATGCTGACCTCCGGTTGCCGAATCATCGCGGTAACTTCAATATCCCTAGAAGTTCCTACCTCTTCAACCCTGAAAAAGGCTAAAACTGCGGCTTGCCGTCTTTCAACACCGATGTCCTGGAGGCACGTCATGAAGTCTATGTCATCCTGGTCAAACACTTTTACATTCTTGGTCTTCATATGTTCACCTCGTTGTGATATCATATTACAAATATAGCATAGTATATAAGCATGTTGGTGAATCACCGGTTGTGAAAATGTATTACACGCGCAAACTTGATATACCCCAAAGTACAACCCGTTGGTTATGCGCAACAAATTAGAGAAAACCATATGCGTTCGGTGCGATAGCGCGACGCACCAGATAATACAAGACATAGCGCAGGCAGAAGACAAAGCAGCCGGTGAAGTAATCCGTAGAATGCTCATCGATGGCATCCGGGCTCATAATAAGAGAGTATCCAGGAGAGTTGGCCGGAGTCAAGCGATAAACCCCGGTCACAAGTGATCAAGCATGAAGAAGTCACTGATTACTTATAAGCGTTTCGGAGGGATCTGAATAGACCCAGCGTTTGAAAGAGCGTTGAATAAAATACCTCCGCAGCTACGGAAAGAAGGATTTAGGTTTGTCCCGATTCTAAACGGTACCAAGAAGCCCATAGGTTACAAATGGACGACCGACGCAAATTACGATTATAAGCATCCTGTAATGGCCGGATATCTTGCTGAAGGACATAATTACGGCGTTGTCACTGGAATAGGTCATTTAATCGTCTTCGATGTGGACGACCTGCCAAGATTGGAAGAATTAAATATCATAAATCAGATACCAGAAACTTTTACGGTGGAAACAGGACGCGGAGGAAAGCATTTTTATCTGCTATGCAGGGGTTTCAAAGATAAAATGGTACTCGAAGACCCTGAGTTGAAGGACCTCGATGGAGATCCCCTGCATTTGGGGGAGATACAGGCGCTTGGTGAGCAGGTCGTTGGCCCAGGATCGTTACATCCTAATGGTAATTATTATAAAGTGATTGCAGATGTTCCTATTGCTACCGTAGATAAAGACTTTCTACTAGAACTGATCAAGCCATTCGTGAAAAAAGAAGATCCACGGACATCCAAGAAATGCAAAACACCGCACGGTGGATCTTCAATCGGCAATCTCATTCCGATAGATCAAGTTGCATGGCCACTAAGGATCAAAGAAAGGAAAGGCTCCGAGGTGTTCGGGAGTCATCCTAAGCATGATTCTAAACATGGAAAAAACTTTTCAGTCAACACATCAAAAAATTGTTGGCATTGTTTTAGGCATAAAAGCGGTGGCGGCCCACTCGAATGGTTGGCAGTTGAAGAGGGGATCATTACCTGCAAAGCGGCGGGGCATGGATGCCTAAATGGACAGCAACTTGCCCAAGTGATCAACATAGCGAGAGAACGCGGATTCAATATCCCGGATCGACAAGAACCAGTGGTTGTGAAAAAGATGGACGACGACATTGCACCAATTATACCAGAAAACGTCCGAAGATGGTCAGACGACCTACCTTTCGGCATGCCGGGCGTTGATTCTGATCTAAGAACCTATCAAAAAGTCCTGAAAAAAGGCAAGGAGGACAAACCAGTAAAAGCAATAGTCTGTGATGGATATTGTGTCATAACAGAGGAAACCAGGGACGAAAGTGGAGAGGCGACGTTTACCCTTGAAGGAGCTGGCAGCAATGATGGCCATAGGTTTAGATGTACTGTTTCTGGTCGTGATTTTGCAGATAAAAGAAAGCTGCGCGGCATTTTGATGTCTCATTTCGGCGCGAGAAACAAAATTCGCGATCTCTGCGCTGAGATGATCCAAGACCTGACCATAGATGTTAAAAAACTGATATCAGTAGACGCGCCAATGTGGGTGAATGACCGGCTTGCGATACCTGGGTTGGATGATGATGGTTTCAAGTTTAATTTGTCGCGCAGGGTCCCTGCAGACCTGTCGACTGGAGATGAACAGCTTGGTATGGTTGCCCTTGATCTGATCTTCAAAACATGGCCAGCAGACAAGGCAGCAATCCTTGTTACAACCAGTTTGGCATCCCCGGTATGCGCCAGATGGTTTTTAGAAGATCGTTTCGGAATAGCTTTAATAGGCACTTCTGGTCGTGGTCTAAAAACCGAGGCCCTAAAACACGCATTGGCCGTCTATGGCAATGGGTTTATGCGCGAAAAATCACTACTTCGATGGGGCGAAGGTGCGACTGGAACAGCAATACAACTGATAGCTGCTGCATGTGGTTGCCTGCCAACAGGTATCGACAACTACAAAGGGACACAAAAGGACGGTCCGTCCAAATTCGTATCCATTATTCACGTCCTTCTTGAAGGCCGGGAAAGAGAAAGAGCAAATCGAAACGCCAGACTCCAAGATAGTAAAGAACACACCACAACATTAATCGTTACAGGAGAGGACTTGCCAGAGGAAGCGTCAACCATGGCCCGACTTATTCCAATCGAATGGTCTACAGAACCAAATAAGACTAACCTGACAAAATTGCAGGAAATAAATAAAAATCTCGTAGCCGTTGGCAGGATGTGGTGTAATTACATATCAGGCATTAATATAGATATGGATAGATGGATTGAAGACAGATCAATTCTCGTGTCTTTGGCCAATGAATCGGGATGCATCAATCCTGGGCGTGTCGGGACGACAATATCCATTCTCAAAATGATATGGGAACTGTTGTTGGAATCTCCCCTTAAAACCGTGATCAAAAAATACAACAAAGATTTTGAAAAAGGTCTTGCTTCATTGCTTATTGAAACCTCAATGACCACGGAAAATGCAACTGAAGCAGCCCAGTTTGTTGAAACCTTGCGAGAATTGATATCATCCGGCAAGTGTGTTGTTCTTGATCGACCAGTCCAAAACGAGAATGACCTAAATATAATTGGATGGCGTCTTGGTGAAGGTGACAATGACATGGGAAAGGTTGCTATATTACCCATTTTGGCCAGAGACGCGGTCAGACGGGTCTTAGGACCCCAGGCGCAGACAATCTCGTCTACGTCGTTATACAGGCAGCTCCAAGAAGGAGGCTACATAACAGTCAGCAGCGATGGCAAGAGAGTCAAGACGAAGCGTCGCGGAAATAAAACCATCCGTGTGCTAGTGTTTAATGAAGGAATATTACTTGATGATACCGTTTATGGCATGGTAGATCTAAACAGACCAATCCTGAAAAATACTGAAAACACCCTTGAGAAAAAGATATATCGGGCGGTCAAGGTCTCTTAGATACAAGCCTTGCCGTTATTTCTTTTCACTTTTTTGTACTCTACTGGTTTCCTGTATCCGATTGCATTCTCACTATCTACGCATGGTTTAGTAGTCCACTGTTATTTTTATTCTACATGCAATAATGCGTAACGGAGTAACAGAGATGTAACCAAGAAAAACGACATATAGAGAGATACTGTTACACCTGTTACACGTGTTACACTTAATTACATATATATATATTATATGTAACTTAACTTTCTAGTTAGTATCTCTCATAGTCTCTCAAAGACAACCTAATATCAAGAAGAATATATAATATAGTTATTATATACCTACTATAATCTATCATGATTCTACACGACTTTTCTCTCTATACATCTCTACATTTACCAGGGGAAACACGGGTAACGAGTGTAACGTATTCAACGCTAATCGATTTTATGTTACATGTCGTTACACAAAATGCCCTTTTTTCCCTTTGTATCAAAAAGATACCTCGAAACAGTTTATCACGATTCATCACAAACACATCACCTACCAAAAACTTGAAATACCTTCAAATCACAGTTATCCTTGTCCTTGTGGACGGTTATCACCAAGGATGGCTGGTGCGTCCAACGGCCAAATGCAGGATCGGGTATCTCTCCTAACCCGATCCTCTCACACCTCTAAATTTAAATATGTTGAACTCTTCTTAAGTCACCATGAAAGCCACGATAATCTCAACTCCATCTGACATTCCCAAGATCAAAACAGAAGCTGTCATCGTATCATTTCGACCCAGTTTCAACGATGTTCTTGCAATAGCGAACAAGAAGGTCAAAGTAATTCAGGTCAACAATGCTACCAACAACAGCCTTAGCGACAATTCCAGGAACATCATATCTAATTATGGCATCGAATTGCGGGTTGGAAATATTCAAGGATTGAAGAAAGAAACCCTCACCATCTAATCGATATGTTTATTATCCGGCAGGACCAAATATATACCACATGGCAGAAATCATGATGATAGAATCTGGTGATGTCAAATGAGTCGTACAACCTCTTTCGGTCCATCGGTCTCGATTAGACCCTCAAATTTAGCTCGTGCTGTCAACGTCAATACCCCGGCACCTGCTGCAACTCCAAAAACATCAACTCCGAGGCCACCATTTACATCATATCGCGGAGGAAACATATCTCCTGTCACCGGATGCCCGGCAGGCCAGATCTCAATTGCCGGTACATGCGTTGCAATTCCAACATATTCAACACCGGCTTCCAACTCTCCTGCAGCTGCCATGCAGACTATCCGAGACAAAATTTGCGCAGTTTGGCCCAATGATCCAATTTGTAAGCTTACTAACCAGACACCTGCCGAAAGGATTGCAAAAGTTCGTTCGAAAGTTAAAAACATGGTGAAGCCAGTTACAAGAGCAACCAAACAACGAACCCGGAACACCGGCCAATACTAATCCGCCTGCGAATGTCCCGGATTCCAGTGCATCAGGTTAGAGTTTGAACACCTCTTCCTCATCTATTTTTCTGCCCTTATTTTTATACCTTGTTTCCGCATCACAAATCCTCAAATATAGCTGCTCGGTGGCCAAAACATCTCCAATATTGTGCTTCCTGATCTCATCCATTTCTCCTTTTTCAAACCACCCAGGAACATCCCGACCACTCCCATATAACAGCTCTTTAAACCCAAGCATTGCCGCAAACATCTCCAAAGTAGCCGATTGCTGCTTATTCCACTTCCCCTCCACCAGTACATCATAAACATCATACAATCTTTTATCATATTTTCCAACCGGCAATATATTGATGAAAGGAATATCATTAACCATACCCCTCATCTTCAAATGAATCAAATCAAAATCCTTAATATTGAACCCAATCCACTTTGCAGGCCTAATCTCACTCAAATACTCATAGGCCTCCTCCAGGACCTTGACCTCATCCCTTTCGCAGAAACATGCCACGTCCATATCCACCGGCTTAGCCGTAATGCAAATAGTCTGCGAGGTATGCCATCTAAGGGCAGCCTGCTCATCACATTCTGCACAATAATCCTTTTTCTGCTTCGGATGATCTTCCGGGTTATGATCACATCTACTACATTTAACATCCTTATAGGTCTGGATCTGTTCTAACGTTCCAGGCACAGTCTCAATATCGATAACAACAGGGTCTTGCATAAAGTCTTCTCTATGTTACTCTCGTATAACTCTTTTGCATCCTATGAAAAGCCTTAAATATGTGTCCCACTTACCGTCTTCTATGCCATTGAGTGCTAAAGTGAAGAACCGGTTAGAAATCACGTTCTTCAAAGGAGAGGTAATACCACCAACCGTAACCTCATATCTGATTACGACTGGCCGCCTATCTCCGGAGGATGTAGAACTGGGGGAAGAGGATTGCAGGTGAACTATGCCGGTCGTCATGAACTGTCCACTATCGACTGGCCGGGGCACGCTTCCTACGTAGTTTTTCTCAGAGGTTGTCCCATGTCCTGTCCTCACTGTCATAACGAAAAAATACGCACCGGCGAACGTCTTGTAGATTTCAACGACATAGCCCAAGAAATCCTAGCCGCCCGACGTTACGTATCGGCCCTGGTCATCTCTGGCGGCGAACCTGTCATGCAACCCGAGGTATGTCTCGAATTGCTGATTTGGGGTCATGCACTGGGTCTCAAAGTCGGGCTTGAAACCTCAGGTTGCCGACCCATCCCGGAAGGTTTCGACAGAGTCTTCCTCGACATCAAAACATCCCTGGAAAGCTGGCTATATAACTCCTACACAGGAGATAACAAGGCATTCGACAATGTAGTCCAGAACCTCGAAAGACTCGATCCCAACGTTACTGAGATACGCTATGTAGTCCACGAATCAGACCCTCCCATAATCGACCCATTTTCACCCATAATCGACATGGGCTTTTCCATTAGACTGCTCAGAGGAGACCACACAAGTCAAGACTATTTCACCAATTTCCAGAACTCGGTCATATCCGATCTAAACCTAAAACTCGAAAAAGGAGTATTGAAGAAATGAAATACAAATACATCGCATGGCGTGCATTTCGAGATGTTAGAATTATCGACATCATATCAGAAACAGATCACTATGTTACGGATAGCAATGGACGAAAACATAAAAAGATTTCCGATGACAGATCTATATTCGACACATTTGAGGAAGCAAAGCAGTGGTTGCTGGACAAGGAAGAGGCAGACTTACGGAAAGCCACCAAGACCATTTCAAGTATAAAGGAACACATCAAACGCATTGAAGCACAGGACAAAACATCCGGAAAGTGGTAAAAAATATGACCAGTTATCTAGTTAAATACGTAATCAAAACCACTGCCATCGAGAAAAAAGCATCATCATTGCCGAGTTTAACCGGATAAAAAATGGAGGAGATTAAACATGTCAGAAGATATCGATTACAGGCTTTACAAGAAGATAAACGAAAAACCGGGATCAAGTATCCGTGAACTGGCAAACGAGATGGGGTGGTCAATAGTCGAAGTATTCAAATCGGCTTGTCGCTTGGAAAGTGACAACTGGATCAAGTCCGAAAGAGACGGCAATCTTGTCAGATTAACCCCTGTCAAATGGCATGAGTTCCTAACTCCAGAAGAGATTGAAGAGTTCAAGAAACCGAAAGGAGTTGGTGATTGAATGTCAACAGATAGACAACCATGTGATATTTGCATGCGCATGGCCATCAACGATGGAACAAGATGGCTGAAAGAAAACAGAGCTATTGCCACGGGAAAATCTTTCGAGGATGTTGAAAAGATATACCGTGCAAAGTACCCAAATTATACAGCATCTTTCAAAATAGCATGGGCTAACATGTTTGGAGAGGATCAATGTTGAATGACCTAGTAGTTGCCGATATCCTGGCCAACGGAACACCGAACCTGTATTTCGATGCGAGGGTATCAACCGCAGACCAGATAGTCCAATATTTGAGAGGACTTGTTGATCAGTTGTACATGCTATATTACGACGGATACATAAGCCATTTCTTCTGGGAGGGGTGCCATGAGAGATCCCTGTATTGCAGAGTACCTTTCTTGTTGCCTTGCCCGCCTGAGGCCTTTGTAGAGTATTGCAAACTGGTTGATGCGTTCCTGAAGTACCTGAATGATAATCTTGCGTTGGCTATCCGATGTGAGATAGCTCTCGGTGTCCTGGCTAAAAAGTATCGGGTGACATATGAGGTCACGACGATCTCGAAAAAGATGGCTGATGTCTTTGCCAATAACGAGTTCAAAGCTAAGTACAATTCGCTTGACGAGATTTATTCAGATCCCGACGTGGCCGACTATGATTTGATTGGCATTGACACGGTCGAAGAGGAATTCGGGAGGCGGTGCGACTCCTGTGCATGCGATCACAGATGCGAGGAGATTGAACAGGCCGCCGCATGGCTCCGAGATCATGAGCAAGACATTGCTGGAAAACTCTTTGAAAACGTTGAGCCAATGTACATAAGAGGGCATCCTGGTCATTTTCAACCGTTTATGATGGCCTGGTGCGAGCGGAATGGAGGGATTTGATGAATAATTTCTGGTCTATGGGCCTTCCTTCTGGTAAGGTTCCTCAATTTGATTTTCCGATGTTGAAGTTGAGTATGACGAACTTGCAAAGTAGTACTGACCAAAAGACCGCGAATGGCGGGCAGATCATCGGCAACTCCATCATAGCTGGAGACTACAGTGAGAATAGGGAATTGCCGAGTTATATGGAGCACCTTGTGGGCAAGATTGGGGTATGCACGCGGCCTAAAACTCATCTTGTCTGTGGGCAAGAACGCAGGGTACGGGGCAGTGGAACCTGGATCATAAACATGGTCGTTTGCGGTCGAGACAGGGTTCGCAAGGGGTATTCCGAGCCGATGGTGAGCCCGTTCATGCAGGACTTTTTTGCCATTAAGGAACCTAAATATGACGACGAGGAGATGACTTTTAAACTATGAAAGTGCCAGGCATGGTCATGTGCATATGCTGTGAAACTATGAAATCGGCAATTCATGCGTTGGTTGTTAGAAGCCGCAACGGTAGGTTGTGGATTGGTCGAGACATGGCTTATTATGAGTTGACGTATTGCCCGTTTTGTGGAAAGGAGGTTGGGGTATGAATTGGAAAGAGCGCGCTATTAGGCAGATCTTTTTCGAGTGCAAGAGATGTGGGACATGTTGCCAGGAACCGAAAATTGTTGACATATATCCAAGGGATGCTTTGAGGATTGCAAGAAGGTTTAGAATTTCGATGAGACTGGTGGCCAAACGACATTTTATGAGGCATCCAAAGGATGATGAGAGGTTGACGTTGCGGAATGTGGCTCCATGTGAGTTTTATCAAAATGGATGTCGGATATATCGGAGTAGACCTTTGATTTGTAGGATGTATCCTTATTTGGCCGGGCCGACGATTTATTGTGAGACACCAACGGGCGAATTGCCGGAAATGGATGACCAGGACGTGATTATTAAGTTGGCAAAGGTGACTAACCTGCGCATACTTGAGCTTGAGGATTATCTGAGGTATATTGGGGCATGGAAGGATGGGAGGTTCACGTCGTGATTTCCGAGGTGATTAATGGGGTTCTTGTGTTTGGACCTGATGATATGACAGAGGAAGAGTATCTGGCTTGGAGAAAGAAGAAGGTTGCCGAGACTGATTTGTATTGGGAGGAGTTGAGGATGAAGTATAGAAATGGTGGCAACGAACGTCGAATAATGAACAAAGTGCGCGACTGGTTGCGATTTGTGAGAAATCGATTACGGTGGATATGATGTCAACGGATATTTATTTTTTAAAATCGATATCTGCTAAAATTTTTGAAATTTTTCGAAAATAATTCAATTTTCTATTATAGAGAGGAGATAGGATAGATATAGAGTAAAGATAAGGATAAGATAATAGATGAGAGTAAGAGATAGATAAGTAAGATAGGTAGTTGGATATAGTAGATAGATAGTGTTAAGATAGTGGCTGGTAAGATAGTGATGAGATATATGGTATAGGTTATAGGTATTAGGTTATATAAGTGCGGTTAGTGGTGCGTTATGGTTTATAAGTGTTATTGTTATTAGGTTAGCCAAGGCCGGGTTAGATTGTGGTTTTGTTAGGTAGGTCTAAGTGATCCTGATATTAAGTCTGTTTCCAACCTGCAACCTATCTACCAACTAACTACTCCCTCCCCTCAATCCCCTCCGCCGGAGGGGAAGGGCGCGCTAATGCGCGCCTATTCGTCCCCCTCTCTCTGCTATTGTCTGTCCTTGTCTCTTGCTGTCTCTTGTTTATTATCTTCTGGAATCTATCTCTCTTGCTGGTCTTGAAAATCTCTTATTACTACTCTCTGTCTCCTGCTGTCTGCTCCTGTGGCCCAATGCCCAAAAATGTACATCAATGCCTGGTCTTGTCTAAAGATACCGCCGCGGGGTCATCAATGTACAAAATCGATCACTAGTGATAAGCTAGATGTCATATGACCTTGATATGGGCGAACTGCTGGATATTGGGTCCGGGCCAGGCCTGGCGGAATGTGGGTCTTCAACCATGCTCAGATCTGGACTACAAGGCGCTCATATAACCCTAGATGGATAGATATGTACATTGGTGAGTCAATAGTTCCGTAGGCGGGTTGAGGCATTTCTAGGGTTATATTACTGCCAACGCCAAAATGTACATATTCGTACATCAATGCACATCTCCGGGTCCCAATGCATATCTTCAAGCACCATTGCCGACTTCCCGCCGCCAATGTCCATTTCTGTGCACTTGGATTTGGCCCCTCCCCTTATCGCTTTATATCAGGATCGGTCCTATAATAGTAAATTGAATTAATTTAATTTTAAAAATTTTCGTTTCATCTTTTTCATTTTTATTAATTTTCGAATATATCACACATACCTCACATATATCCCATATATCGCTATCAGTAGCCATCATCGACCGCATATATCCCATATAATCGATAACAGGTGGCAATATCTCCCCTATATATAGATATACGCGCGCGTACATGATATATACAGCCGCCAGTCGCCGATTTTCCCGCCTTTCGTCGCCATCTCGCCACATCAAACCGATATCAAGCGACATTATCGCGGAAATCGACCGCTCCAACCACCCCTCCCAATGTACAAATATGTACATCAACGTACAAGATATCACCATATCGATCACAGTAGGGCATAGTTGTTCAGCAAGCTTTATATCCTCAAGGCCTAAGAGAGGTATTGTGCGAAGGCGAATAACCAAACACCGGAGCACAAAACCAAAATCCCAAATAGAGCAGGCAGGCCAAAACCGGCGATCTCTCCGAATTCCGGGGGAATGAGATCTTCATTGCTGGGCGGTTTGGGGTTAATCAAAATCAATATCATCAGGTATCGGCTTTATGAAAACAGATAGGCATCAATCGAGGTGATACAGAGCAATTTCGGAGCAGGAAATACGGATATGGGCAATAGATGGCATCCCAGTCCCGATTTTTCCATCAGTCTCCAAAAGCCAAAAGCAATCAATCCGCGCAACAATGGTTAGCCGTCCTAGCCGCAAATCGGTATTCATTCCGTAGGCTGGGCTTAAAGTCGAGGCGGAACCTCAACAAACGGCAATGGCTCCACCCAAAAGCCAGAAGCTCAAAGGTCAGATCAGCCCTTCGGAGTCAATCGGAGCAATGGATCAGTCCAGAGTGACGAGCCGAGGAAGGAAAAATGATCACGATTGCAGATTCCCCTTTGCAATGCCGTCGAAAAAGAAACCCCTTCCACCTAACCGATTGACCAAACTCTGATACGGCCAAATCTGATCGATTCAGAGGATTTGACTAGCCCTGATGCGGCGATTAGTGTAAGCCGGGTTTCGAGACGCCATCTCACCAAAAACCCAGCCGAGCCATAGGGTAATCGCCTAAGATTCCCAAATGCCCTTACAACTGATCTAGCTCGCATAGCCCAAGTAGCCGACAGCGAACGGGCCAGATACGAGCGCCGGACCGATAACGACGATGAGCCCTTTGCACAGGGGAAGGCCAGGGCTCCGGCAAAAAAGCAGTGCAGGCATACTTCCGGTTCGATTCCGGACACTGCTATTGGTGGGATTGCTGAACTCCCTTCACGGTCCCACCAACAGTGGATGACACTTTTTCCATTGGCCTCCTAACCTTTGGGTGCGTCCACTGACCCCTAATTACCCTGATGAGGCAATCGACTCAGATTCCTCCAGGAAAGTAATAAAGGAGTGATACCAAATGAGCAAAATAAGCATACTTAGAAAAAAGGTAGTTGAAACTGTCGAAAAAATAGATGATGAGGCCATCTTAACCTCAATGCTGGTTTTTGCGAGCACCGCGACTCAGACCCCTGTCCAGATACCAGCCAAGACCAGAAAAACCAAGACCCCCAAGCCCGCCGCCGAGAAAACAAGCAGCAAATTGCTGATAGTTCGCTACGAGCACAAGGGGAAACCAATGGTTGCAGTGCAGACCGTGGGCGGCAAGCCTGATGAGGCCATTCTCACCAAACTCAGAGCCCTCAAAGAGGAGAAAAAACTTCGCTTCTACGTAAATGCACCTCAAAACCCGCTTCCAGGAAACAACCCATTCTGGGCCGGACCCTATGATGAGGCCATAGTTGAAGCATTTCCCAGTGCGAAGGTTGTGGCCTAAATGACCACAACCACCTGCGACGGAATCACCTATTACGAAGAATCGGGAGAGCTGATAGGCATCTCCGTGGAGGCAGAGGCATGAAGCAGATTGCCGGGCCTCTCTTCCAGTTTAGTCTGGGCGAAAAATATCCCGTCCGGAACGGCCTGAAGAAGGTCAGAACCTTTGAAGAGCATGCTCTCCGGCGAAGCACCGGAAAATTCACCCCGATCAAGCCCTGGGAAGCCACAGTATTGCGGGAGATGGCTGATACGCCCGTATTTTATCAACTGGCAGATCATCTAGGAGGATTGTATGATTGATAAGTTATTGCCTCACGGATATATTTTTAACTTTGGAAATAAGCGAATATATGATCCAAATGGGCTTATAGAGGAGCCATTGACTGATGAAGACATAACCAACCATAACAAGAAACTTGCTCAATTAGAAGTAGAAAACGCTCTGAAAACAGGAAGAGCGGTATTCTATATAGGATATACCCAAAATCCAGATGATGTATATCCTTGGATCAAACAATATCACGTAGGGACTTGGGACGGATCATATAGATGGAATGCTTATGTGAAAACCTCATGGCACAACTTTGCCGGAAAAGATGGCCGAAGAGATTGCTGGTTTAATATAAACGGCCAGAGATGGCATGGTGTTAATATTGGAAACAGTGACATGGTGCACGCAAAGCGTGTTAAGAACCGAGGCGATTGCTGATGATTTCTCGTGAAAAAGCGATGGAACTCATGAAATGCGAATACCTATACAGCTCAATGGAGCACGCATTTCCTCTGATACACGCATTCGGAAAGAAAGCAGATATTGGACCAACCAATAAAATACTATCATGGAGTCAAATAATTGATTGGATGAATGGAGGAATCAAACAACGCGGAGAAGAGTTTACTTTTGATATCGGCCCGTCCAGACAAGTAGTGGACCGAAATTTCAGCATTGGTATGAGAATGTACCTGAGCACAAATGATGAATCATCCAACGATCGAATATGCCTGAAATTTGAAATATTTGATCATAAAACCGAATGGAAACAAGTCAAGAATTTTTATTGGCAAAACGACAAAGACATTGCTACTGCCTATTATGCACTACAGTTTGCAGTCCACGAATTGTCAGAAACGGCTCTGGAAAAAGGCAAACACGAAATCAAGATGACACCAAAACTCCACAAAGAGATATTCGAAATATTGAAATTTGCAGGACTGGAGTAGTAGATTCATATGAAAATTTCAGACATCCCAGATGGAGAATTTTATAAAGTTTCGGACGTGATGTAAATGAATAAACCCCATTTCATAGCGATGTCCGGAAGCTATGGCTGCTTCCCGGACAATATCGCAGCATTTCCAACATATTCAGAAGCAGTCCAACACCTGATAGACGTATTCGATCTACCGCCATACGGAAAAGAAGCCAGAGTGTTGCGAGAATGTGGTTACGTTACGCTTGATGACGACGGCGGCCCAAATTCATCAGAAATTCGTGATTTCGGCGCAGATTATGCCGAAATCGTAAAATGCGAATGCAACAACATTGGAATACACAACGGTGATTGATAATGCAAGTTAAAGACATTCCAGAAGACGCGATGTTCATCTCGGACAGCCAAGACGTATCCCAAATTCTGGCCGATTTTGGAATTGTTGATGACGACATTGGAGCCATCTTTATAACCCGAGATGGCACGATTTACGGAATCTCCGGCAATATCCCATACCTTGAAAAACATGTCTTTAGGCTTGGCCAAGACATCAATTATGCGGCGGATGATTGAAATGTTAAGCACAGATGTAAAGGCTAATTACCTAAAGAATGGTGGTAATCGTTGCATATACTGCGATTCTGAAGAAATTTGGTCGGAGCATATACGCCATGATGACGAGCTGTGGACTCTCACTCACTGCGAGTGTTGTGAAAAGATTTGGAAAGACATATACGAATTATCAGGAGTTGAAGAATACCATGCCGACGAAGAAGAATAAACCCCACTATATCGCCATGAGCGGGTCTCATGGATGTCTCCCGGATCATCTGGCGTGCTTCAAAAAATATTCCGAAGCAGTCCGGGATCTGATAGACGTTTTTCAATTACCCCGTTATGGGGTAAAAGCCGCAGAATTGCGGAAATGCGGTTATGTTGAGCTGGATGAAGCGGACTGGCCGGGGAGGAATGAACATCGTTATGGTGCCGATTACGCCGAAATCGTGAAATGCAATTGCGGCAACTCGGAAATTCATGAAGAGGAGGTGGCCTAGATGACCGCCATGAGCGATCTTATAGACCAATTTGTGGAGGACTGTATTGAGCGAAGAGAAGCAAGAGAGCAATCCAAGGACAGCGCGGAGGAGGTGGCCTAAGTGTTCGGTCTACACCAAGCGATAGACGCGATCTATCGCAAAAACATGAGATCGGGGAACATCGAAGAAGCAACCACGGCGTGGGAAAAAGAAATGTTTGATGAGAAGATCGAGGAGGTGGCCTGAGATGGTCAGATTGTCTGGTATATGGTGGTTGGAATGGGAAGGATTTTGATTGAAAATGGCAAAATAACTCCAGCCTGCAAGGCTTTCAAACCTAAAGGCGACGGCATAACAACTTGTGTTTGTTGTGGCAGGAAACTGACTCATCCCGAATCTGTTAAAGATGGGATGGGTCCGATTTGCTCTGGAAAAGCACGTAGATATGGAGGTTATCATGAAACAAATTGTAAAGATTGATGAAGTCCTGGTTGACCAGATCATAAATGAGATGATCAGTATATTGGATAGTGATTATTGCTCAGTAAATCGCAATAAAGTTGTATCTGCTGAACTGAGAATAACATCGGAATATCTTTCGCTGATACTGAACCTAACTGACGGTCTGATTGTAACAGTTGAAGAGATAACATATGAGCCAGATACATGGGATATTACAAGCTGGGCAGAGCCGGTTTTGACTAAGTTTGTTGAAGCATCAATGGTGAGTGAATAAGACTTTGAGGAAGTGGCCTGAGATGGAACCTGTCACAATGGCAATCGGCAGTTTCATGACTATATGGACACTTCTTATGGGTAATCCAAATCACTGGAACTGGTTTGAACGATGGGGTTCTAAATTTGGACCAATCATCGGAATTATCATATTTTTAACAGGAGTTGTGATATAAATGATAGCCTGGATTGAAATGGCAGAAGAAGTTGAGGAGGTGGCCTGAGATGGGACTCGACATGTATCTAATAGCTAAAAAGTATTTATGGGACTACGAAGAATTGGAAAGCAAAATCAAAGAGGCAGTTGGATGCCCCTTCAGTGACAAAGTTGATCAAGTTAAATATCGAGTAAAGTACTGGAGAAAGGCAAATGCTATCCACAATTGGTTTGTCCAAAACATCCAAGAAGGAAAGGATGATTGCGGTACATACGATGTTTCGGTTGAACAATTAACCAGTCTCCGGGATTTATGCGCCAAGGTAATCTCGACAGCTAAGGAGGTTCCTGGTAGAGTAAAAAATGGAGAAGTTTCCATAGATGGTGGACCATTTACGCCTATTTACGAGGATGGCAACATCATAGCCAATACAGATGAGATAGCGTCATTGATGCCCACTACCAGAGGATGCTTCTTTGGGTCAACAGAATATGATGAACACTACATGTCCGACATCAAAAAGACAAAAGAAGTTCTCGATAAAGTCTTGAGCAGCGATCTAGATGGATGGTACTTCGAATACAGTTCGAGCTGGTAACCCACTATGAATTAACAGGCGAACTAATCGAATGGGGATTCACCGAGGTGGAGATCGTGGAAGCAAAGGAAAGGATGGAAAAGTTGGATGTCATAACCAACATGTGAGGTGATTAAAAATGCCATACTTCGTAAATTGCCAACATTATTTTTACTCTGGACAATATATGGTAGAAATAGCATATCCAGGAATCGATTACGCCGGTTCAGATATGCTTGCCACGGATTATCCAGGTGAAGGAGAATACGACGACCCAAGAGAAGCCTTGGACGCAGCGATCAAGGTCAGAGAGGCATTGCAGGCCGATCACCCTGATGAGGAAATAGGGATTGCGTTTGGCCATTTTGACATGGTAGAGGGCGAACCTCAAGATATTGATGAACTGAGAAAGGATATCGAGAAGCACTACGAATCATTGCCAAAATGCGATCACTGTGGCAAACCGAGAGATGACAAAGAATTTTTCGTAATCTACGGAGATCCTGATTATGGAAAATTCTGTTCGGAATCTTGCGCAGAAGAAGCATTTATTGAGAATGATAATTATGGGGAGATTATTGATGATTGAAGCCCATTTAACGTTGGGGGGTGTTGAGTTATCAATTGGGGAAGAAGATGATCAGATAGGATCTTTTGAGCAGAGTTATGGCAGTATTGTTAGGAAACACGAAACAAATGCGCTCCGGCTAGATGAAGATCATTATTTTGTACCTATAAATAAATGGCACTATTATCACGGCAATGAGCGCAGAGAATTTTATAAATATGCTTGCGAAGATCTTGAAAAGGCCAAAGATTTCTGGATAAAACAATCTTTATATTATGTCACGACTCAAGTAAAGGTAACGATTTTTATCAGAGTGAAAGACGAGACTATGCTGACGCATTTGTATGCGAATATGGGAGGAGTTGAAAATGATCCACGTGAGATTGTAATTTATTTCCGGGAACTGCTCTTATCGATGCGTACTAAATTATCTTATTTGGGATTCAGCATGCTGGAACTGGATACAGCATTCGAAAAGTATGCAAAGCTATCCGACAAAGAATTGCAATGGGAGGTAACATGATACCAAACACAGATCCGAAAACAGGTATCAGATACGGGGTGATACCATTACACGATCTAGACCCCTGGTTCGCATACGAAGAATTTTATGATAACTCGGAAAACCTTGCAATAAAAGAAATCGAGCTTGAAATTGACGAATTGTTCGAACCAATAAAAGAGTTCGCAAAAGAACGAGGATTGGATAAAGAAACCGAAATCGAGAAATTAAAAGAATCAATCGCAGAAGAAATGTTCGAAAACTGGGACGAAAGCGAAGATTCCAGACTATATGAACACGATGGATACAAAATAGAATTGATAACATACGATTTATTCATAGCCAAGTCGCCATATGTGACTTTCGGACCATTGTGTTCGCCATGTGCACCAAATGCAGTGTATATTGCTGATGCAGACGGAGAGTATGGTTATATGGCCTATTGCCTACCAGATGAGTTTTTCCCGGAAGGGAAGGCACCATACAAATACATCGAACTTGATGAAGCATATAACAAGGTATGGAAGGCCCTATATCCAGACGACAAAATGCCCGAATTGATAAAAGAAATGAACGATCTGAAGAAGTTCATAGATGAACAATTAGCAATCGAGACTGATCCCGCTGTTTTGCACTGGATCAGAAACTTACAAACAAACGTGATATTACTGATCGAAGCCCTGTTCGCCGATCCAGATAGAGACAGAATAAAATTTTATCTAACATCGGTAAGGATGCAAATAGGAATGGTAAACGAAATGAAAAGGAGAGTTGAAGATGAAAAGGCTCCTCGCTATTCTCTGTGGGTAGCTGGTTAAGTCTTTATAGCAACTCATGCTAGGGGTGATTTACTGTGAAACCTTTTACAATAAGTGAAGAAGAATTAGTAAACTGCACAGCGTTTGCGCATAGTCAGAAGGATTTTAGATATTGGAGCAATGAATTCGATATGTGTACCACTTTCAAAACCACACATTTGATCTGGGTTATGCGACGCGTGGTGGGGCTAAGATGAAATTCATTTGGGTTATCGCATTGCTGTGTTTGACACCAACAGTCATTGCCGGCAATCTTGAGGAAGTTGAAGAGCTGGTCAACTCTCATCATTTTACCCAGCCCTGGGAGGAGGATGTCTTTGATTGCGCGGACATGGCCTCTGCCAATTGGCAGTTCTTCAAGGACCACGGATATAACCCTAAAATTGTGGTTCGAACTGATCCCGGCCCTGGAGATCATTGCTACATAATAATTCCAGTTGGAGAAGGATTGCTGGTGGGCCTGGACACCTCGATAAGAATGGGGGCCAACCTTTCCAAGAATCTAGGAGCGATCAAAACGAATTTCGTATTCTACAGGTCATTTGACAATCCCGAGGAACTGGCCACAGCAGATAGAAGCATTGCTGAGAATCGCAGGGGTCCATACCGGTTTCAAGGTGTTATCAATGAAAATTAGAAAAGTTCCGCCAGGAAACGCAAATTGGCATCATGGGGCCAAGTTTGATGTTGCGTTTGGGGATGTTTATACCCTGAATGCAATGGGGGACCGAACAAAAATTGATGTTTTTATCAGGAACCGAACGAGCGGAGAGATCCAATACCGGGTAGGCAATGGCCGACAAATCGGCAACTTCCACCCGATATGGATTAGTTGGAACGGAGAAAAAGTAACAATTGAAGAAATGTTGAGGTAAGATAAAATGGAAATAACATTGGTAGACGGAATTAAAGACGGGCACAAATATGAGTTAGTGCTCGTTGATGGTAAAGAAACACCTATGTACGTTGCATCAAGACTGTTAACAAACACTGATAGAGAGCGGGGTCTAGGAATATTTAATGGCGGAAACACCTGGTTTGAAAAGGGAGATATGCGTGCAACATTTGAATTTGAATACGCAAAATTCGGAACTCCGGAATATGTAGACGTTTTGAGAAAAAGGATCGCAGAAGTTCGCAACTGGGTGCAGAATTTAGACTACGAACATCGCATATCATTTTCAATCCCAGATCCATGAGATGCATGCGATTTACGATATCTTTTGATTTGGACTATGTTGATGAGCGGACCGGGAGCAAAACGGCCCGTCTTTTGGAACAGCACTCCGATGATAAGGACTTCATTTTGGGGTTTCTGCAACACGTCCCATCAAAAGTAAGTGTTGCAGAATGGACAAAGGAACTAGAGGAAAAGGAGTGATCGCGATGAGAGTAATTATCGATGCAAGCAATGTATCTACTGATATCCTCATCTGGCTAAAGCAGGCCAACGACGGCCACTATTACATTGAACGAAAACCCAATAAATCCAGGTCATCGGTTGATAGGTTTCCAATATCTATCACATTCGCAGAAAAATTACGAATGATGACAACCGAAGAAGCATGGTTTGCTATGGAAAGGTATGTAGGAGTGAACTAAAATGAAAACTATATTCGGAATACTCGGAATGTTGTTGCTAATAGCAACAATCGGAATGGCAACAGAAGAAGTAGACTACAACACAATGGAGATGATAAGCGAAAGCACGCTTGAAGACGAGTCAAATGGAATATATAGAGTAGATGTCGATATATCCGCAAGTAGAGTATTGATTGACTATCGTTCAGATGTCTATAGCGAAGATGAGATAATTGAAGACATGGGCGCAGTAATCGGAACATACGCATACATTGTGCAATATTACAATGGAGATGTCGGAAATCTTATAGCCAAAATACGAGCACCGAACGGGGAGCTGGTAGGAACTTACACCTGCAAAAACAAATGGGTAGAAGACCTAGATCCAAACGATCAAGAAATGATGGTAGACATCTTCCTGAAGGTAGCCAGAACGATTGAAACTTGAAACAATTAAGCACCCCGCCCGCTGGCGGGGGCGCTAAAGAGGCAACGATGCGGCAAAAAAACGAAATGGAGATACTTTGCATACTATGGAATAAATTGTTTGAACTGGTATGTATGCAAAGCGAATGTTACATAGGATGCAGTGTTGACCATGATTTAGACATGATTGAAAAAGTCATGTGGAATTTTGCAGAACGCGACAACCCATTTGATTGCATCGGTTGCAGTGCTTTAAGAACAGACGGTAGTTGTAGATCAGAAGAAGACGATTGAAATCAAATATTGCGCCCCGCCTGTTGGCAGGGGCGCTAAAGAGGTGATATGCGATGACGATCAAAACAGATTGTGAAGTATGCGGAAAAACAGTTCGGTATACTTATGTGAATGACCAAGTGGCGCATTTAATCAACAATCCGGACGAATTTTGCAAAGGCCACATTGCCAAACCAAGTTGGGGAGCAATCAAAACAATCATGAAGATCGTGAGAACGACCGGTAAAACCCCCAACAATCGATTTTTTATATCGAAGAAAGATGGAACATATATGGGCTCTGCATATCTGAATACGAACGATGGATCATATTTTTCATCAATTCCAAAAGGAGCATATGAAGTAGGCGCTGGAAAAAAGAACGCCAGAAGCTACTCTGAACTGAAGAAGTGCTTGCACGAGCAATGGATCGAACTGGCCAGGGAGGAAATGCGATATGCCAGTAAATGATTATTTGGGAACTGATGGATTCTGTGTCAACGCGAAATCCGTAAAAGATGTGCATGATGCGATTGATCGGATGCACACTCAAATCTTAGACAGAATTGAATTTTTAGAAAACATGTTTGAAAGTGGATCGTCGCAAGGTGCAGATAAAACTGTGAAAAACTTGCGAAGGACACTTCATACATTGGAATCGACAATGGAAGAATTATATTGCCTGATCTAAGCGCGACGGAAAAAAGGAGATAGATAAAAATGTTATCAAATGAGGACGCTGTAAAAGCATTTAGAGATGGACGTAGAGGAAACAGCAAAAACATTTTTCATGAAAACAGCAGAACGTTATATAGCTATGGGTATCATTTCATCTTAGCAGTAAGATTAAACACCGGAGAGTATCTGATCAACGGGGATACTTATAGTTCATCAACATCAAGACATACATCGTTGTGCATCAGACATTTGACTCCAAATGTGATAATCCCATTTTCGGCATTGAACCAGGTAACAACGGAGTACTCAGCTATCAAGATGGTTGACAGATCATCAGACATATACATTCCAC